TAGACAATCTGAATCCTGCATTACTTCCTGAATTAGCGAGTTTTAAGGAAAAACAAATGAAAGTCGTAGAAGACAATCCGTTTGTAATTATCACCGATACAGCAAGCCGAGATTTAGCCAAAAAGTATCGTACAGCAAGAGTATCCGCAAGAACTTCGTTGCAAAGTCAGGATAAATTAATTTCGTCGAAATTCAACGAAGCAAAAACCAAAGCTAAAACATATATCGCAGAACTTATCGCTATCACTAAACCAGGAGAAGATAAGCAACAAGAAGAAATTGATAGAGATGAAGCAGAAGCCGAAGCAAAACGCCAAGAGAAAGCACGTTTAGAGCAACAACGCATCGAAAGTATCAAGAAAGAAATTGATGATTACGTAGCTGAATGGAAAACTGCTTTTAACATTATGAGTTACGATTCTATTGAAAAAGTTTCTGCCGATTTCCTTGAGTCATATACAACTTACGACTTAACAGTTTTGCAGGAATTTGAGGCTTTGTTTCCAAGTAAAATCGAAGAGCTTACACAATACCTATCTGATAAAACATCTTCGCTTACAAACGCTGAAAATGCTCGTTTAGAAAAGTTGAGATTGGAAGAAGAAGCAAAGCAATTAGCTAAGGAAAAAGAAATACTGGAATCATTGGTAAAAATAGCAGAAGCCGCCGAAGCAAAAGCAAAATTAGAAAAAGAACAGTTTGAAAAAGAGAAAGCTGAATTTGAAGAAAATAAACGAATTGAAAAACAAAAAACAGAATTTCAATTGAAAGTTGACAATCGTATTTCTCAACTTACAGATTTAGAATTAAAATTTGATTTTCAATCTACATTCGTTGGTTTTGATTTCTTCATAGATATTTTAGATATTAAAACTTATGATGATAAAAAATGGAATACTTTAATTTCAAAAATTGAAGAGGTAAAATCAACTCCATTACCCGAAACTCCTTCATCTGAACCTACTGTTATTGCTGATGGTTATTCTACCTCAGAAACTCCACAGCCTAAAAAAGTAGAAGTTCCTGAAATTTTAGCTCCAGTAGAAACGACAGCAAGCGTTTGTTATGACTTAGCAAAAGAAATTACTTGGGATTCTATCGAAAAAGATTTCAAGAATTCCGGCGAAAAGTCATATTCAAAATGGCTAAAAAACAACTATAACGTACCTACAAAACTTTAAATATGTCAGAAGAATTAGTACCAATAAAAAGAGAACTCCCAGTACTTAGTGAATTATACGATGTATCCAATGTAGATGTGTTATTCAAAAAGGATCAATTTAATCTTTTAATGAATCAACAGCCGGAGCAAAAATGGATTTTAACAAACGCTTATGCCGGAAACTCTAAATACATACCGATTGGAATTAAAGAAACTTTACTTCAAAGGATTTTTAAGGAGTTTCGAATAGAGATATTAAGAGAAGGAACAATGTTTAATGCAGTTTATGTTACGATACGATTGCATTATTTACACCCCGTTACGGGAGAGTGGAGTTATCATGATGGAACCGGAGCCGACCAAGTACAGACAAAATCAGGAGCAAGCGCAGCAGACCTTTCCAGTATCTCAAATAATGCAGTAGCAATGTCATTACCTAAAGCCGTGAGTTTTGCTATTAGTGATGCGACTGACCACTTAGGAAAACTATTCGGACGTGACCTGAACCGTAAAGAAACAATGACTTTCGGAGTTGATAAAAATCTTGATAAAGAAGCTGAACATTCTGCCTTAGTTGTTCTTTTTGAATTAAAACAAGACTTTATTCCGGCCAATGACTTCGATGACATAAAATCCGTAATCGACAATAAGAAAATTAAATCCTATCCAGGAACAAAAACCTATTTAGAAAACATTCAAATCCCATAATTATGAAGCTTACAGAAAAATCTAAACTAACAGGAAAAGCCTCATTAAATTTCTTAATAAAAAACGGACATATTGGACATCTTCAGGAATCTATACAAAACTCTTTAATTGTCGATTGGTTTGATTCGGTTGGCATTTATATTTTTCCTTGCCACAATTTTGGATGGGGATTTGAAATATTCCAAGATGGAGATGATAAAGTATCTAAAATAGGCTGCGATTATAATTCAAGAAATGAAGCAATAAACGAAGCGATTATTAAAGCAAACAAAATATTCAATCAAAATAATAAAGGATGAGTCAAGTAGAAGAAATATTATTTAGAGCTTCGGGTTCCGGAGCTTTAATGACCAACAAGCAAGGAGCAGTAATAACAGAAACTCAGTTAAAAAGAATCGACGAATTACTTTATGAGAAACTAAACGGAGTAAACGCCGCCGGAAATAAAGTAAAGTGGACAGACAATAAGATAGCTGAACTTGATGGTTTAGTTACCAAGCGTGACGCACCACCGGAACTATCCGATACCGCAAAAGCCTTCGTTAGAAAGGTTTGGTTACAAGTTCAAAAAGGAGTTTACATCGACATAAAATCAAAATACCTTGACAAAGGACTTTATGCCGAAGAAGATGCAATCACTTTAATTTCTGATGTTGACGGAGTTTTCTACGTAAAGAATGATGAGCGCCGAACCAATGCGGACCACACCGGAGAATGTGATATTTACAAGGAGTTTCCAGATAAAAAAATCACACTTGATACAAAATGTTCTTGGAGTCCTGAAACATTTATGAACGCAGATGGGAATGACCCAAACTATGAATGGCAAGGACAAATTTATATGCAACTATGGAACACAGATGAACATCATTTAAAATACTGCCTTGTTGATGCTCCACCGCACCTTGTACAACGAGAAAAAGACAATGCCAAATGGAAGTATTACTCCGGCGATATGACCGATGCAGAGTTAGACCTATTCGAGAAAGCAATGGAGCCTATTTACGACCAAATCGAAAGGAATATGGTGTATTCTAATAACCCAAACTTTACGAAGGAAGAAAGAGTCAAAACATTCGTCTTTTACCGTGACAGAGAAAAGATGAAATTGATGGCTGAAAGAGTGAAAATGGCTCGTGAATACTACAAAACTATCACGCTTAATGGTAAAAACTAAAGATTATGGGAGCTGAAAGAAAAAACGAGTTACACGTTCATTTAGGGAAAGTTAAAAACAGACGAAATGCCATAAGCCTAACCTCAAACAACCCTTTTTTTAAAAATAAAAAATTGGTGTATAGCATATCATTTGACAGTATATCATTAAGAGTAGCAACTATTGACGATACTAAAAGAATAGTAACTCCTTATAAGATATCCGGAATTAAAGGAGAATCATATCATTTCACTTTTGTTTCATACGATGATTTTAAGTATGGAGATTATTTGATAGATGAAGACTCTATGAATGAAGACGAAATCACAATATATCTTAATGAATTATAAACTATGAGCAAAGACCCCGCATTCTTATTCTACTCTAATGATTTTTATAGCGGAACGAGAACAATGCTTCCAGAGGAAAGGGCTTGCTATATTGACCTTTTGATTTATCAGCATCAGATTGGATTGATTCCGTTAGACTTAAAAAGGGTACTAATGTACTGTAGCGGAATTAGCGAAGCTATGCTTATAGCTACCCTTGAAGCCAAGTTTATAAAAACTGACGACGGATGGTATAATGATAAATTAACAGATGTTATCAATAATAGGAAAACATTCTCAAATAAGCAGTCAATAAATGGTACAGTAGGTCAATTTTGGAAAAAAGCAAAAGCATTGTTACCGCCTGAAAAATATGATAAAATCAAAGCTTTTTATAGCAAAAAAAGTAATGAAATTATTCATAAAGAAATAATAGAAAAGGACTTAAAAAACGACGTTAACATCGAAGCTATGCTTAAAGCTATGCTTAAGCAATTAGAAAATGAAAATGAAAATGAAATTATAATTCCTTTAAACAATAATTATTCTTTTAAAGATACTCTATTAAAAAACGAAAAATGGAAAAATTCAATTTCGAAATCTTTCGGAATACCTATCGAAGAAGTTCCTAAAAAATTAGAAGCTTTTTATTACCACATCGAAGAAGAATTTAAAGTTCACCCATCGATGAATGAGTTTACAAAACATTTTAAAAACTGGATACCGGTAAATAAAGAAAAAAATGGACACATCAAAAATAATACAGGAACTCTCGCAAAAAACAGATAGTCCGAAAGAGGGGATTGGGTTTAATAAATATCAAAATCTAAAAAACCTTCCTTTTGCGACTTTGACGGATTCGGAGAAAAGTCAAATGTCCGAATTTGAATCAAAGCATTTGCCTTCATTAGAGCAACGAGAAGCGTCGAAAATCTACGTAAGGAATATGTTGTCGAAAAAAGAAGAACAATCGTTTAAAACGACTGCATTGCTTTTAGGGAACGTATTTAAGACAAATTTTGTTTTAGTACATGGAAAAGAATTCGAGAAAAACGAATTTACAACGAATAACATCTTGCCTTTGGTTTATTATTTCGCTAAAGACAAAAGATTTTTTGAATGTGAAAATCTATCGAAACTCTCAACTCCAAGCTTTGACAAAGGACTTTTGATAGTTGGTCACTTTGGAAACGGAAAGACCGCTACGATGCGTGTTTTTGAGCGAATCTTTCAAAACACAAAAGGAATGTCATTCAAGGGATATACAGCCAATGAAGTTGTGGGAATGTTCGAAAAATGTAACGATGATGCCTCGAAGAAAGAGTTTGAACGAAAAATGAATTTTGGATCAAGATATTTTGACGATATAAAAACAGAACGTATCGCATCGAACTATGGCAAGGTAAACATCTTCAAGGATATATTCGAAACTCGCTACAACAACAGAATACAGACCGTAAACGACAAAATATTAATCAATAAGACTTTTGCTACTTGCAATTACAAAGATGGTTACGAAGGAAATTTAGAGGTCGCCGTCGATGAATTTCTTGAAAAATACGGCGGTAGAGTTTACGACAGATTATTTGAGATGTACAACATCATCGAGTTCAAGGGAAAATCGTTCAGAAAGTAACTAAAAATTCAAAACTATGAACGCCATAACTCAAAGAAACCGATTAGAATCACAGCTAAAAAGCTATAAGGATTTTGTTCCTTTTTGCCCGGCGGACGGATTGCTAAAACTCATCGGAGAAATGACCAAAATCATCCAAAGAATAGACAAAATAAAGGAGCTTGATATTGATGAATTAGTCAAGGAAGTTCCCTTTTATTTCGACACAAAACAAAGTAAAACTAATTTTAGAACAGTATAAAATGAAAGACTACATAGGAGTTCGTTGGATAGAGGAGCATCAAAAGTGGAACGCAAGTATAAGATGTGATGGAGTAACTTATCCTTGCGGTATGCATGTTGACCAAAAAGAAGCAGTAAAAGCCCGTGATAAGATGATTATTACGAAAGGATTATCAACAAAACTCCAATACTTCAAACCATTGGCTAAATCTAAAACTAAATGAATATCTATCATTTTGAATATTGGTTCCGGCATGGAAACTTTGAGAAGGATTTCGAGAAAGTAGAGATTAAAGCTGATTCCGAAGCCGAAGCAAATCTTATCGTAAAAGATTTAATGCCTTGGGTGTTTTCAATAAAATTATTATCAATTAACGGAGAAAAAACAAATTAAATCATGAAAAAAGAAACTATCAAAGAAGTAAAGGATTTATCGTATTGGAAATTAAATGCTGAAGAAGATTATTTAAAAGTCCCAATTAGCGTGTTGAAATATATCAGTGAACTTGAAACAAAACAAGAAAGAATGTATAGTGAAGAAGATATGCAAACTACTTGGAATTCATCAGAACAGAATATGCGTTTTCAATTTAGTAGTTCAGTATATAAGAATATTACATTCGAAAAATGGTTTGAACAATTTAAAAAGAAAGATACCTGGTACAACGAAGAGCAAACAACCGAGAGAATGAATATCATCGGTCAAAATGGAAATGATGGAACGCACTACGATAACAAATAAAACTATGAAACTAAGAGAGCAAATTAAATTATGTGTAGATAATGACCAATTAGAAAAAGTATCCGATGATTTTGCTATTGGATTTGCAGAGTGGTTATATCATTGGACTAACACAAGATTGCAAAATGGTAATTGGATAATTGGTTTAGGGTTAAAAGCATATACTTCAGAAGAAGTCTTGCTAAAATATAAAAAAGAAAAAGGACTATGAGATGCCTTAACTGCAAGCAGAAGTTCGTTCCTTCCTATTTCCTTCAAAAACATTGTGACTCTGAGGAATGTAATTATTCAAAACAAGAATATCAATCAATGAAAATGGCTAAAACTAATAAGCCTTCAAAAGCTATCCCTAAATTCTCTGATAAGCGTAAAGTAGAAAACCTCAAATACCTTGCTCAAAGAATAGTGTTTTTAGGAAAGAAGGAGAATCAAATTTGCTTCATTGACGGATGCAAAAAAGAAGCAACTACAATAGAGCATTCGGCAGGTAGAATTGGATTTTATGATGATTGGGCAAGAGATAATAATGTTTCTCTTTATTTAGACCAACGTTTTTGGAAACCATGCTGCCATGCTCACAATTTAGAGCTTGAGAATAATCCGGAATTATCAAAAGAATATCAACTGTCAAAAATCCACGGAGGTAAAAAGCTATGAGCCAAAATAAATCTATTACCATAAAAATGCCTCTTATCACACACATCGCATACACTCAGAATAAAACAAAATCTGATAAAAAGATGAAGATAAATGGTCAAACTATCTACAATGGTTCATTGAATAAATTCAAGCGAGCTATTGTCGTCGAAAATATGCACTACTATTTCAACTACAATATTCCTGATGAGTTTCTAAACTTAAACATAGGCGAAGTAGAGAGTATAGACTACATTTTCCACACAGTAATTAATCACGGAAGTATTACAATGCGAAATGGAAATCGATGTTGGAAACCGGCTAAAAAAGATTATGTACCCAATTGGGATATCAAAAATCTACGGGATATTTGGGAGAAAACCGGAGATGATGCATTAGTACTTTCAAAAGTGATTTCCGATGATAACGTAGGCGTTTTGAGGAAAGGTTCTTATGAGTTTCGAGAAGTGGAACACATTGATGATTTAGAGTTAGAAGTCATAATAAATTACTAATTATGGCAAAACTACCAAGTAAAATAATCATAACTCCTGAGATAAAAGAGCGTCAATTAAAACTACGCTCTTTCCTTAGAGAGAATAAAGGAATAGAGTTCAAAGAGTTACGCCCGATTGGATTTTCAATAAATATTAGCACTATTCCTGAAGATAAAATAAATGAATTCCTTTCTATTGCAAATTCGACAAAAATCATTCAAAATGAGGAAAACCGTAAAATATAAAAAAAATAAAATCAGTAATTGCACCCACTAAAACCCCCAAATTATGGCAAAATTAAACATGCAACAAAAAGATTATCTCAAAGGAATTGATTCCAACAAAAAACGCAAAAAACTAAAAAAAGCATTCAAAAAAGTAAACGAAGAAAAGGAGTTAGAAGATTTTACCAAATTATTGATTAAATTGCTCAAAACTCTTAAATCCGATCAAAATAAAAAACCATGAAAAATACAAATGACATTGTAGTTGTTGATTTCGAAATCGTAAAACCAAAGTAATAAAAAAAGCCTCTACTTAATTGCAGAGGCTTTTTTATTTTATTCTTCTTCGTCGATATTATATTCTTTTTTCTTTTGCTTGATAATCTTCATAGTTTCAGCAATTGATTCATCACTTCCCGTCAAATCTATTTCTGAAACTTCTTCTTTTGTTAAAGCCACATCTTTTGATATGTAGTATGGGAGTTTTTGTTGCTGTGCAATTTTAATTTCTTGCAACATTTTTATTTTACTCTCAACTCTCGTTAATTTATCATCAACTCTTATTTTATCTTTTTCAGAATCGGAAAGTTCGAATAAAGCTTTCTTCTTAGCTTGGTCTTTTATGAATTTTTGCTCTGGAGTATTTCCTTTTTTAGATTCATATTCCTGAACGTTTCCAAGACCTAATATTGAATATGCAGTCAGGAACGCTTGAACTCCTTCATAATCTTTTTCTTTTGCTTGTTTTACAGAACCGATAAACATAGGGTAAAAGGAGTAAGCATCTTCTTCTGAAAGTTTTCCTCCAAATGGTGTTACTCTATAAGTTTCTCCAGTAGCTTTATCCACTTCTTCTGTTGAAGTCATATATTTATGAAATATTTGAAAACCAGGCGATTCTTTATTTATTAAAAATTTTGTAGCTGCGTCACCTCTGCTTTCAATTCCTCCATAACCTTCTCCAAACTTAACTATAGTTCCGTCTGACTTTTTAGTTTCTTCAGTTAATAGTCTTGCGTACAATGAAATTAGTGGAATGTATCCACCCCAAAAGTCAGCTCTAAAATTTCCAATTTTAATCTTCCCAAAATCAGAACTTCTCGGATCCGTTTCTAATGTTGCTTCCTCTTCGTCGTCGTCTTTAAATGCATTATAAGAAGCCATTATAAACAATATTGTAGCCGACGTTGAAACTACTGACTTAAACATTGTAGCCATTGCCATTTTATTTGCTACTGATGGCTTAAAGTAATTTCCATTTTTAAAATCCGTTGAATTAGTATGTTGTAATCCATAATAAATAGGATTTAATTGTTGCATTACTGAAGCCATATTTTTAAATGAAAAGAAAAATACATTTAATGCTTTTTGATTAAGTTCAAATCCGGCTGGCTTTGCTCTTCCTGAAAAAGTCCTAATGTAACTCGCTAATAATTTATAATCTTCCAAATGATTTATCTCATCTTTACCTTCGGCTTTCAACCGTTCTACACCCCTTACAAATTCTTCAAAACGAAGTTGATTTCCATAAATACTCAATCCTCTTTCGACGGCTTCAAATGCATTTATATTTTTCCACTGTTCCTTAATTGAAAACTTTTCTTTTTGCTTTATATCAACTTGGTAGTTTTGAAATAATTTATTGTAACGGGATTTTACTGAGTTAATAAAGCTATCTCCAACTGAACTTCTCTTAGAATTAACAAATTGTTTTCCTCCTAAAGATTCTATGGCTAAAACTGGTGAACTCCAAATAAAATGTAATAAATTACCTGAAGCCATTTCCTCACGTACTTCATTTCTTAAATCAGGATGTGTCATTCCAATATCAAGTTTTTTAGCCAAAGCATGAAGCGGATGTCCTATCAATTCAGACATTACTTTGTTCGTTTTATTTTGCGATCCAATAGCGCCAAACAACTTTATAAACTTACGTCCCAATTCTTTTGGATTTCTCCATAATTCACTATAAGTAAAGCCTCTTAACTGAATTCCTATTAAACCTAAATCTAAAGATGCTTTTACAGCACGAGCTAATCCAAGAGCTTCCAATCCCTCATCCATTATTTTCTTGGCACGAGATCTGTTTTTTAACTCCTGCAAATACTTCATTTTTTCGTACTCTTCATAAATAGCTTCTTTTTCAGCACGCAAAGTATTCAATTCATTATCAGCTAAAATTGGCTTAATTTCTTTTTTAGCAAAATCCTTGTTTTTTATTTTTGTGTTTAAATCCTCTATTTGGTTTTTAATACGAGTTTTGGCTGTTTTTAGGCGTTGTTGTTCTATTAACCCCGCTTCTTGTCTTAACTGTTTTTTAGTTTCTAATAATGCCTTTTTAGCAGTTCTTAGTTCTTCAATTTTTTTAGATGTAGCCGGCGTCGGTTTTTCCTTAAATGAAATATCATTAGTATCAATTTCTTCTTGTATTTTTTTAATAGAAGTTTCTAATGATTTTTCTGCGCTTGCTATTTTTTGTTCTTCGGTCAATTCCGGTTTTCCAACTAAATCATCAAGAATTTGTTTTTTAGCATCACGAATAGTTTTTAAAGCAGTTGCTTCTTCATCAAGATTTATTGAAGTTCGTTCTACTTTACGTTTTTCTCCATTGGCAATTTGCTTGTCTAAATCCTCTATTTGGTTTTTAAGATGTGATTTTACCTTATCAATAGCATTGGCCCATTGTTTTTCTAAATCAATAGGTTCCAAGTTTAATTCCTTGGCAAGTCTATTAATATTTCTTCTTAATTCTCTTGCTTTTTGTTCTGATTTTGGTCTTTTTAATCCACTTTTCAATGGCATTTGTCCATTCATAACATCATCATAAGCAGATAATAATCGGCCATATTCTTTCAGTTTATTTACTTCAGCAGTAATCTCATCTTTGTTTGGATTAATTTGCTTTCCGTATCCAGTCAAAGCATCACGAATATCCCTAACATCTGCATCGGGGAATTCGTCTGCAATATCATCTTTTATTAAAGCTGCTATTTCGTCAATATCCGTATAACCTTGCTCTACATAATCACGAAGCATTTGTGCAGGGATTTTTATTTTCCCTTCTTCGTTTATGGTAATGCTTTGTAAGTCTGTTACTTTTACATCTCCTTTCCCTCCGGCGTTAGCAAATAATTCAGGTAAATGCTGTCTTGCGCTTTTACCTAATTCTTTTAGTATTTCGTTTGAGAAATTTGAGAAATCTCCTTTAGCTGTTTTTAATACTAATCCTAAATATTCTCTAAACTCCGGATCAACTAATAAAGCAGGAATTCCTGTTACGTCATTTGCTCTCGCAAACTTATTACGGAGTTCTTTTTTACGATTTTGCTCTTGTGGCGTTAATCCTGATTTATTTTTTTTTGATGCTTGATTTTTACGCTCAACATCTTCCTTAATATTTTTTATAGCTAAATCATCTTCTGCTTTTTTAGCTCTTTCCTCAGCTACTTTAGTACGTTCTTCAACGTCTTTAAGTTTTTGTTCTAATTCCTCGAATTTAGCTTTTACGTCAGCAGGAATTTCACCATTTGGATCATTTCTTTTCCAATCTGAAATTTGTTTTTTAAGGTTATATTTTAAGGTTTGGTTTTTATTATAAATGTAATTCATAATAGCAATACCTTGTCCAGCATCACGAATAGCTTTGTCAAAATCATCTGAAACTTCCTGAAACTTTTGAATCAATGCTTCTCTATCTTCAGGATTATTATTTATTTCATCTGAAATCTCGGTTTTCAAACGTGTTAATGCCTCATCATAAATAAGCATTTTCACATCTGAGTTTGTAATTAATCCATCTTTGATTGCTTTCAATGCTTCCGAAGCTCCAACCTTATCAATAAAAGCCATAGCTTCATCATTAGCTTCTTGTTGGTTTCTTACATCATAGTTTTCACCAAGTTCTTTTACGGCTTTAGTGATAACATCGGGATTACCTCCTTGAATTAATCGTCCTAATAATGATTTTTTACCTGATTTAGTTTTGAAATCATTATCGGCTTTTTTCTCCTCTTCTACCTTCGGATTAATTTTTTCCTTTATGTCGTCGATGTTTACGTCGAAATCTATGGTTTTTTTAAGGTGTTCAATAGTTTTGTTGATAGCTTCGTCAATATGTATTCCGGCGGCGATTGCTTGTTTGGCGATATTTGCAATCACTTCTACAATGTCAATTCCGTTTTTGTTTAATCCCTCGATGTCGTCAACTTTTATCTTTATTCCAAAGATAGAGTCGATACCGTTTATAGCATCTTTGATATTATCTACTTTGGCGTCGGATAGTTTTATTCTTTCGGCGATTCTTTCTTTGGTTGTGGGCTTTTTTCCTGATTCTCTCGCTTTTTCTTTAGAAACATCATTTTTGCTTTGTGGCTGTCCGGAATCTGCGCTAGGCGTTCCTGAATTGTCTTGGCTGTTTTCATAGTTTTCAAGTATTTCTATTTGCTCTTGTTCGCTTAATGAATTAAAGTTTTTGTCATATTCTCTCGCTGATTCGTACTCAGAATCATCAACTTCTTTTTGTTCTGCATCTGTAAGTTGATATTCATTTGAATATCGTTGCACATCGTCCAAAGATACAAAATATCTTGCTCTTGCACTTTCAGTTCCAGTTCCTTGCTTATAATTATATCCTCCGGCTTTTTTTGCTTCTGCCAAAGCCTCAATTAATCTCTTGGCCGGCACTGAGTTTTCTTTACCACGCTTTATGTCCGATTCTCCTTTACGAATATCAGCCCATGAAATTCCTAAATCTATTCGTTCAATTGACATATCGCCATTCCAACTCAAAACTCCTTTGTCAATTTGAGATTTTGCATGGTCCAAATCGCTTACTTCAACTTCTCCCTTAACTTCTCCACCGTCAACGGAACTCTGTACACTACTTTTTGAATTACTTTTTGGCTTGGCGTTTCCACTTTCTCCCACATTTGAAGCTCCAAGTTGAACGTTTCCATTAGTAGGAGTATTTGTTTCCGGTGTTGCTTCATCTTCAGGGTAAATTATTTTAGATTCATCTAATACTACAACTTCATTTTCATATTCATTACTCCCTTTATCTATAATAGCATCGTACCCTAATTCTTTAGCAGCATCTGATATAAATTTTGAAGGAATCTCATCTATTTCACTTAGATTATCTTTATTATACCTAAAATATGTTTCATCCTCATTTAATTTTAACCCTTTTTTTTCTCCATAATCCTTGTCTGCTTTTTCAATAGCCAATGAATTAACTTCATTCCATTCTTTAGACCCGCTATAAACTGGGTTTTCAATATTTAATTTTACAGAAGTAGTATTATCACTACCGTATTCATTCTCTACAAGTTCTTTATTTGTTGAAAAGTAAACTCCGGTTCCAAATTGTGGTGCATTACTAATTTTTAATCTACCATTCCTCTTACTATCAGAAGCATGATGAAAAATATCTTTCCCTTCTATGTTAAATTTTTTAGAATTAGAATCCACTTTATCTTTTGATAATTCCTGCGAAGATAAAGGTTTTTCAACACTCGTAGCAACTACATCTTCTACTGGAGATATAGCCTCGTTTTTTATTTGACTGGAATTAGGAGTTTTAGTGACATTTTCTCCTGAACCCTTATTGTCAGTAGGATTGCTTATTTGACTGTTATTTGACTCAACTACCTTCTCGGCTTCGGCTTGTTGTGGTACTTCGGCTTGTGGTTTGGTTTCGGAGGTTGGGGGAGTTTGTTCATTTTCTGTATTTGAAAGTTCTTTTAAATAATTTTCAGTTGCAAGTGTTTTAGCGTCTTCAGGTTTAACCTCGAATTTTTCTTTTGTGCCGTCAGGATTATCTCGTTTTGTTATTTCACGACTTGCCTGTGTTAATCGTTTTGCCTGATCATTTCCTGAGAGTAAATCAAACGGAGTTATAGAGCCATCAATAAGACCGCTTCTTTTTATTTGTAAGGCTTTATAATCCTCTCCTAAAGACGCAAGTAGTTCTTTCTTATTCGGAAGTTTACTATTGTTAATTTCTTTGGCTTCTGCTTTTATTTTTCCTGCTTGTGAGTTTAATGAAATAATCTCATCATAGGAAACGTTAGGCATATCTCCGATTTTACCAATAGTACTTGCTATAATTTTTGAACTTTTAGCAGTAACTTTATCTATTTGTTTTTGAATAACTGTTTTTTCAGTATCTGATAAACCTTCAGTATTTAATTGTTTAGAAAACTCAATTATTTTACGTGAGTTTTCATCAAGAGTTCCTAAATCCTGATTAGACTGAAATACTTTTGCTACGGCTCCAAAAACATGTGGACTTCCCTGCAATAGAGTTGTTAGGAAAGCAGTATCCTTGCTTACTCTACCGGTATTGTCAAGCAACCCTACATCTTCTTTTCCTTGTACGTATCTTGCATTAAAATTTTGACCTAAATTCGTTATGTGTTCACCACCAAATTCTTTTCCAAAATCTTTTATATAACTCTTGAAAACTTCTCCGCCACTTTTTTTAATTAAATCAATCTCACCATTCGCCGCCGCCGATATAACTCGACTTCCTTTTTTTAGTATTGATAAAGTAGGAATTTCAGAAATTACCTCAAACCCTCCTTGCAATAAAGGAATAGAAGCCATTTGTAATGGGGAATAATTCTCTTTTCCATTTAAAACATCTTGGTTTATTTTAGTAAATGTTTGTCCTGTAGTAGAAGTTCCTAATGCAACTAATCCTACTGCGCCGGTTGATGTAACAGCTAAAATAGGTAGTTGATTTGCAACTAAATCTGAAGCATAATTAACAAATCCTTCTGCGCTTTCTATACTTTCAACGGGTTTACGTAATGCACCACGATACTCATCTAATTTACCTGAAATTTTATTAGCAACTTCTTGACCTCTCATAGAGTTTAATCGAGCAATAGGGTCTGGACTTAAACTTGAAACATAGTTTACTGCACCAAAAATCCCATTAGCCAATTCTCCGGTAGTAGCAATTGCATTCCCAATAAAATTATCCATATCACCATAGCCTCTCTTGAATAAATCAAATTCTTGTTCAATAGTTCCTAAGTCAGATTTATTTTTTTGTATTTGGTCTGAATATTTTTGAATGTTTCCACCTATTTGCTTTATTTCGCCACTTAGACCAATATATTTATCATATAAATCTTGTGGAAATGATTGGTTTTTTTCTTTTAAAGCTAATAACTGTTTTTCTACATTTTGGTATTCTTTTATTTTTTCATTCCCAACCATTTCCATAGCAGAAACTACTTTGAATTTTTTAAGATTTTCCTCCTGTAAATGAACAGCTTTGTCAGCTCTACTTTGCTCAAGTATATTTTTATCTTCTACGTCAAGGTTATCTAAATATGAATTAGCCCTGTCAATAAATAAATTATCTTTTTCTTTCTCTTTAAAAATTTCTTCGGCTCTTGTATTTTTTTGAGTTTCGGTAAGTGTTATTTTATTTTTTTTTGCCTCTAATAAAGCTTGTTTTTTTTCATCTTCAAAAGGGTCTTCACTTATTTTAGCTCCTTGCAGTCCCATAAGATTAGGACTTGTTGCTGAAACAGCATCAATAACAGTATTATAAGCCTTTTTAGTTAAGTCTTCTGCCGTATTCCAAAAACCTTTATTAGCCTTTCTGTCCTGAAGTCTTTGTTCCGCTACAGCATCATCAGTATTGTCTTTTGTAGAAGCATAGAACGAAACTTCTAACTCTTTAACTCTTTTTGACTTAGCTAATTGTTTTGCTTTTTCTAACTCATAGTTCGGCTGAACTCCTAATCCCGGAGCTACACTATTTGTATCAATTTTAGGAAATCCTTTGCCACCCGAAGAACCAATAGGAGTTTCCGAAACCGATTTTTGAGTTTTTACAGTAGAAGTAGATTTTTTTTTTTCATTATCTCCTAAAATATCAGAAGGAGAAGGAATTGAATTTTTTCCTAATATATCGCTTGGACTTGGTATTTTAGTAGGTTCTGGCATGTTTACTTAGTTTTTATTTTACCTTCTTTTACGGCTTGTTTAATTTGTGCATCATTCCATCCGTTAGCTTTTAAATCTTTAATAGAATATGATGGAACAGCAGGTTTTGTTTGTGCTTTTGCTGTGTTTTTAGCCGTTGTCGGATTAGTTTTCTTATTCGACAATGGAGTAGTAACAGAAGTCTTTTTTATTATAATAGGATTGCCGTCTTTATCATACATTGGTTTTCCTGTAATGTTATTTATTGCTTGAGATTCAGTTACGGTTTGAGAACCTGATTTTTGTTTAGCTTCATTCCTATCTGCTCTTCTATTAGTTTCTCTATGTTGTCGTTTAGATTCTTCAAGTGTTGCTAAAGAAGTATCCGGTTTTTGTGATATAGTAGTAGGAGCTGTCATCATTAACATATCTTCAAGATATTTAGAAGCCGTTTCTCTAACTTTTGGGTCAGAATAGTTTTTTTCGTTTTCCGGATCTAAACCCATTCTGCTTAAAGTTTCATACATTTTACTATGGTCATTGACTGCATCATTAGCCATAATTTTTGCTAATTCGTCGGCGCCCGGATTATATGTTTTCTCTACGGCATTAAGTCCTGTGCCTTCAATTACCTTTCTTTCTTTACCTATATTTTTATTAAATAAATCAATAAAACCATCTTTTCCATCTACATTAAATGCTTTTTCAGGATTTAAGGATTTTATAAGCTGTTCTCCGGTAATTTCTTTTTGGATTAATTTAGAAACGTTTCCATTTTCGTCTTTTTCAAAAACTGTATATCTTGGGTTTCCATTTGCATCATTACTTTGTACGATTTGACCACTTGCTATTTGGTCTAAAATAACAGCTTTGCTTTTTAAACTATTTGGATTATAATCTTTAGCATTTTCAACCCAACTTTCTTTCAATGCGTTTATTTGCTTAGGAATATTGGTTAAATTGTTTACACTTGCAATTGCATTTTCATATACTGCCTTGTGTTTGTTATCTCCACTTTTCATGTAATCGGTATAAGCCTTGTCAGCAGCATCTTTCGCATTCATATAGGATTGCCTATTTACTGCGTCTAATCCTGTTCCTGTAGCCACAAATGGGTTTTCTTTACTAAACTGTTGAGATTCATTAAAATCCCTTCTTCTATTTTCTTGAAGTTCTCTTTCAGCTTGAAGTTTCGCTTGCTCTTCCTCTCTTTTTATAGCATTATACTTGAATGCGGAGTTTTCTACATTCTGCAAAGCTTCGCCCATTGGGTTTCCTTGCGTTGGATTGACCGTTGCGTATCCTCCTCCTGAACTACCTATTACTCCCATAGTTTATTATTTATTAACCATTCTTTATTTTTTCAGCTCTTTTAGCTTGTCTTGCTAATGCTGCCGCTGAAGGTGTTGAACTTGATGTACTTGCTAATGCGTTTCCTGCCATTCCTGCTGAATTAACCATATTTGCCATACCTTGCGCTTGATTTTGGCTTGCTGCATTGTATTGGCTTGATAAAGCGGCAAGTTTAGCATTTGCTCTTTGGTCTTTCATTGATTGAATCCTTTGTTCGTCTTGCGCTCTAACATTTGAGATATTCGCTTCTTGTTCGTCAAGACCGGCGGCGATACGAGCATTTGAATCTTGGCTTGCAGCAGTAACGTTTCCAATACCACCAATCAAAGCACGAGTTCCACCTTCTTGTAAAGCACTTGTTTGCGTAGCGGCTAATTGTGATTGTTGTTGCTTTTGCAAATCAGAACCCATCGTCGAAACTTGCATAGTATCGGCAATATTTGTCAAAGGAGTTTCCTTTTGTTTTGCGATTTCTCTTGCTATTTTTTTCTTGTTCGAAGCTTCTGTAATCATACTTACTGCTCCGGTAACTGCTCCTAATGCTCCGGCTCCGGCGCTAATTGCTGTGGCTGCTCCCATTCTTATATTTTTTTTATATAGTGATTAACCGCCGAATCTCCTAAGTCAAAACCCACGTTCAATAGCGGATCAATTATTGCCTGAGTACCGGAAGTCGTAATCACGGTTAGTATATTTTTTCTTTTACAATATTTTAAAACGGCTTCGAGCAAAAACTCCATACCGCCAACCTTTTTCTTATAGTTCACATTTTTATTACTCGCAGGGAAAGCTACCCAACACAATTTGCTATCCGTAAAGTAAACCCAAATACAATAAATCGGAATCTCATCTGCGTAACATATAAAAACATTCTCTGGCAGTATTAAGTCACTTATAATTGGGAATTTATGCCCTTCTAACCATTTGCAGAACACTGGGTAAAACTCTGATTTAGAATGTTTATGTACTATGAATTCCATTTGAGTAAATTTATTTTAACAAAGATATAAATTAAACGACAACAAACGTTTACACTTGGAAAGTATTTCAATTTTTGTATTATGATATTAAATAGTTTTGCGTAATTTGTTTTTTAAACGAATAATTATGCAGTCAGAATCTTTATTGAAATATTTATCAGGATATTTACCTTATGAATTACAAGTGCTAAATACCATAACAAACATAAAGTGTGTTTTGAGCGAATCTACTATTTCTAAAATCCTCAAAAACTCTGCGAATCAATTGCTAATTTTAAGACCTTTTCATGAATATAAACTTATTATTGAATCAGGAAAAGAGTTATCACATTCTGAAATAGATATGATTGACAAAAATCCTGATTCAATAAATAAAATTTCATTCGAAGCAATTGAAGTTATGCTAGAACATCATGTAGATATTTATAGGCTTATCAATAAAGGACTTGCCGTTTCTATTCATGATGTTGTTTAAATATAACTCTTGCTTACCTCAGTATTCACAGCGTAAACTTCCGTCTTAGTATTTTTGCTCAGTGTAGCAGTTACGACCATGTGATATCCCAACATTCCACTACTTTCGGCGCTTTGTGGTTTAGAGCATAGAACAAAATCTCCGTTTACGATATTAGCGACTGCGTTTAGCGTAAGGGAATTTGTAGTTTTGCTCAAAATCGTTCCTACTAATTGCAAGTCTAAATTTCTGATTTCGTCGCCAATGGAAATCACATCATCTAACGGGAAACTAAAACTTAATACTAATCCGTTTAAGATACAATTCCCTATTCCTTGATGAGCTAATTGCGATGTGTCTATAACATCATTTGACGTTCGTGTGTACGCTCTGTAAACTCCTTCTTGCTTTTCGAAGTCCGAAGCGTTGATGTAACCTTTATCTAAGTCAGTTTCGAGTGAAAGTTGCCACGCATCCGTACCTTCAATTTCCGTCGTTTTATAAATCTTTCTTTCACTTGGATTTTGGGAGAAATTAAACGTAAATTTACTTGGATACTCCACGCCAAAGAATGTATTTCTACCGGTTAATTGGTTGTGTTCGTAGATTTCACCGTTTTTAAAGGCTAAAAACTTTCCGTTAACACAACACATATCTTCCGGATTAAAGGTCATTCTTCCTAACCATCCGTTGTCTTTATCGCTATAAACCCATGTTACATACAATGAAGTATTGTACTGAATATTTAACACATACACATCATTATAACTATCGTACGTTCCGTTCACATGATTGATTACATTATCTCTGAACAGCGTTTTAAAATAGCTTCTCATTCCTTGACTTGAAATTTCAAACAAACCGTTATTCGATTTTTTAATTACAACTCCACGGCTCACGTCGGTATGGTACGAGTTATTTCCGTAATTATCGTAACTATCCGCATGGGTGCTAATTCCAAAATCACCTACGTATAAATCCTGACTTCCTAATACTTCAGAACTTTTGGATAAATTTGAGCTTCCGTCGGCGTTATACAACACATCTTTACCGTAAAATACCTGAGAATCTTTATCTTCCTGAAATACTTGTAGGTTTGTTTCTTCACCTTTTATCTTGTAAATGGCTCCGTAGGATTTATCAATATCATCCTTGAAATTTGCCAAAGCTAAATTAAATTCGCTTAATTTATTTACGTTTGAGTTTGAATTAAAAACTCCGGAATACGTAATATCAGCAAATCTATTCGTTTGTTTGTAGCCATCTTTACTCACTTCTGAAGGATTAGAATCCATAGAAAATGATTTACCCAAGTAAGCATCTTGCATCTTAAAACTCTCTACGCCATTTCCAAAAGCATAACAGTTGAAAGCATCATTAAGAATATGTTCTGTAAATTCATGCGCTCCTCCGGTGATTGTATAGGTTTCAGGAGTTTCGAAGAAAGGTGACGATAGGTCCTCAAAAGGTTCCGTTTCAAATGCTAACATTCCGCCGGCAAAGTTCACATCAAAACTAATATCAGTAATAATATCTCTTGACGCCGTTCCGTTACGATTGCATTTCACTGAAAATGATTTTCCATCTGTATCAAACTGCCAATCCAAAATATTTTCAGTAGCATAAGCGCCCCAAATATCTAAGTCCATAACTTCCGCTTCCCACCAATCTCTAATGCTTAAATAATCTTTTTGAGCGTTTGTTTTTATCTCATAAGGATTGTCAAAAGCGATGCTTCCATACGCTTTAAAACTCACAAAAAATCGTATCTGAGAACCTGCTTTTACTTCGTATGGTTTAAAAACAGTAGTTTCATAAACTCCAAACAAAGGAGTAGTAGTAACGAACGAATCTCTTGCGTATCTTCTTTTTCCAAAACCGGCATAAGTCTGGAACGAATCTTGGTCAATATCCATATCAAAACTACCTTGCTTTATTTTCATGTAAAGTCCTGGTTGTTCGATTAAATCTACTCCGGTAGCTAATTTATTGTCTTTAATGAAGTCTTGGTCCTTTGTGGCTATTTCTAATACTTTCGTTTTAGCTAAATATTCTAACGGTCCTGAATAATCTGATTTCACAATCAAAGTATCGCCCTCTTTTACCTTGTTTTTGTTTTCTCCAACTAATTTAACCCAACGGTAAATACCATCCTTGTAAACTTCATTTCCGTAGATAGTTTCGTAGGTTGTTTTTGATTGTTTTATTCCAAATTTATAGTACTTTGCCCAAGAAGGAGGGTTGTGAGTTACTATTGCTTTTACCTTGTTTACAAATGTGCTTTTTTCAGCCGGAATGTAGATTGAATTATTTTTAGAAACTAATGATGTTGTTTTTCTACCTTGGGCATCCATGTAAAACATGCACAGTTCAATATCTCTATTGCTATGCATCGATGAAAATGAGTTTTCACTAACAGTCAAAAAAGCAGCTTCTTTAATCAAAAAGAATTCATTTTTATTTTCAGTTATTCCGGAAGATTCTAATACGCTATAAACTACTTTTGGCGCCGTAATCGTAATAATGTTTCCGCTATTTGCTAACAAAAATCCTGCATACGAAACTATTGTACCTTCATTACTAATTTGATCCGCTTTAAACGCAAGTGAAAAAGCATTTTCAAGTTGGTTTTTGAATGATGAATTTACGTAAAAATCCGCAACACTCACATAATCCGATGTCAAATTATAAAAGAATGTCAACGATGGTTTTACTTCTAATACCAAAGAAGATTGCAACTCAAAGTTAATACGTATTTGCTCTCCTGACTTAAATGCATAACCCGTAAGGTCAATATTTGCTTTTCTATCAAGAATGGTATTCCCTAATAAATCAGTGCCGTATCCGCCTGATTTTGGAAAAGACAATTGATGTGTAGCGAAATAGTTTCTTCTCGTAAGAAGAGTAGGGAAATTAAGGATTTCATATTTTAATTGACAATCGTAAATAAGCCCTAAATCTGATGTAACATATACTTTCACATTCTTGTTTGAAGTGGTTGTGTATAAGTCGTTATTAGTTCCTGTTACATTATTTATTGAGTTTAATATTGTCGTTCCATCTTTTAGTGTAATCGTGTAAGGAACGGAAGAATATCCGGCTTTCGGAGTTACGGTCACATTTAAAATCGCAAGTGTAGCACCGGTCAAATCAATAGCCAATTCATTTGTAGTGAAATTCATTTGGTCCGTTGTAGGACTTCCATAATCCTGATTTCCTTCTTCAAAATCTGTAACGTTAGAATAAGTAGTGCTATCAACAAAATCAACTATTGAAGTATTAATATTACCTACGTATGGATTTGTAGAAACGCATTCTACGCTAAAATCTATGTCAGTGTCAATATCTCTTCCCTCTACATAGTTTGCATAGGTCAAGCGATTCATTATTGTAGTTTGGGCAACGGATGAAAGTGGTACATTGTCAAAATTTCTCGAAGCATCTTCTGTCGAAAGAATTTTGAATATTTTACTCTTACTTAACTGAAAAGTTTTCAACGAATTATTTCCCCAAGACTCCTTAGATTTATTGAAATTTTGAATAACGTATATAAAGTTTTGGTCACTTTCTTTGAACAAAAGTTCTACTTCTACAACTTCTCTTGGTCCGGTTTTAAATTCAATATCTACGGCATTAGAAAGATTTAGCATCCCTTTATTTTCGTAGGTTTGATAGTCTAACTCAAAAGATTTTGGTTCAAAAGCTATTTTGGACCATGAACTTGGGCAGGAATAAAAACCATCTGCATATTTATAACGATATGCAAGTCGAATAAATTTATCTTCAATGAAATTATTTTCAACTCCGTCAATGCTTGTAGTCAATGTAATCTCAGGAGCAAAAATCGGCGACGGCTTCATTACAGAAATCTCGTCTTCAGTAAACCCATCAACTCCCCATGTTTTTGCACGTTCTATATTAAATGCTCTTGGCGGATTACTATCACCCGAAAATGCAATAATATTTCCATCACCATTCGCATCGATAATAATATCAACATTTCGGATTCGTTCTCCGGATCTAAAATTCAACAACGTCCCGGTAGTAGATTGGGCCACAATAACCGAAGTATGAGTATCTATATCATATTCAATTATGTAATCGTGATTAGTTCCTTTGATGAAATTATATACTTTATTGTTCTTTGTGTCAATACCATTTCCTACTGTCTTTCCTCCGGTAATATTGTAGGCAGTTTTGAGCGCATTTCCTAAGGCATTTTTTCCAACTCCACCGCTTGCTCCATCTACCGTCGTTACGAAAAAGTTCTCAGCATCGATTAATTTTCCAACTTCGACAAAACGTCCTTCGCTGTCCTTATCAATTGTCCCTAAATGAAAAGTGTTTTGTAATTTCATCTATCTTATGTGTTTTCGTTTTGCATTCAAGCATAACATTACATCGCTTATTTTGATATTCATCAACGCTATTTTAGCATTTTTATAAGCACTTTCCCAACTTTTCTTTGCTGCCATTTTTTCGTACATCGGAACTCCAAACACATTTCGCATCAATTCGTAGTTTACAAAATTGTACAAAGCTTCCTCAGCCATTTTAGATACTTTAATATCGCTTTCATTGCTATATTCTAAGCCATCTGAAATGTATTCAAGCATGATTACTCTGATTGCGTTATCGGAGCTGAAATGTATCTTTCCGGAACGAGTATCGATATGAAATGTTCCGTTAGCATTTTTGGTGGTATCTAAGCGAAAGTCTGTATCCGTAGAACAACTATCAACCGTTCCAAGAATATTTTTTTGTTTTACGGCGTCGTTTAGTTCTGAGAAATAAGTACTTCCCTCTAATATAAAACCGTTGTCATCAAATAGAATATCTGCATTATGGTCTTGAAGATAGGCAGTAGCCATTGGTGCTTTTGTATTTTCAGATAAAACCATCAAATCTCCTGAATCCGGATTTACATAAGAGATTCTAACCCAATTAAAATAGTCCGGAGGAAGAATAATATCCAACGTATCGCCAAGTTCCAACTCTCTAGCTTTTACTTCACGCAAAGCATTTAGAGAGAACTTTTTGATCCCTTGTTTGAATTGGTAGATTACACGACTTCTACTCGGATTTACGATTAAAAAACCATCACCGGTATAGTTAGCAATGAAATTTAGCACCATTTCTTCTAAGGTTACGTACGAATATGAGCCATGATTCTCTTCATTTTCATAATATTCTTGGGGATTCATTGAACTCATATCTTAGGATTGTTTTTGGTCAATAGTTACTTCGGCATTGGCAGCGGCGGCCACGACGTCACTTTCTCTTATAGATAAACCACAGTAAGCCATTACTTTGGTAACGAAAGGAACAAACAAGGACTCGTCTATTTCCAAATCCTGTTTATCACTTGCTCCTGCATTGTAAATTGGGTTTCCACTTACGGTAACATACGTCCATTTCGGAGTTTTAGGGACTCTTATATAAAGCAACTCTAAACTGTATCCCGCCGGAACCGTTGGGTACACTTTAAAACCATTTCCTATCTTAACACAAATAGGGTAGGTAGTAGTAGGCATGTTGATTTTGGAGTTTATAAGGTTGTTGAGTTCCGTTCCTTTTGAAACTTCCTCAACATCTATTTTTTTTCCACCGGCGTTTTTAAGCGAAAGTCCTTCAGTCCTGTACAAATCTCCTCCGGTATAACTCCAAAGTTCTGTACCTGAATTATAAGTAAAATTTGAAGTGGTAGAATAAGCCGAAAATACATCAATTTGCTCTTTGATATTCTTAGGAATATCAGCGTACTCCGTACCGGTAAGATGCTTCGACTTATTGCTCAACCACTTATTATATTGATAAAATAAGTTTTCAAAAATATCCATTTGGGCTAAATAACAAAAAGAATCGAATTTCTCTGGAGAGATGAATCCTCTATTGCTCTTATCCAAGAGATGTAAAACGGTATTTCGGCAACGATTTATAGGTATCATTTTCAAGTATTTATAGCAAAGATAAAAAATAAACGACAACAAACATTTGTAATTGAATAATTTATTATACATTTGCCTTATGAAAACACAAAGTTTATATCTATCATTTTGTTATTCGCTTATAAGCGGGAAGACTAGCGTATGATATAAATTAAAAAATATAAAACACTAAAAATCCCAATTCGAAAGTTTTGGGATTTTTTATTTTGGGGTGGATGGTAAGTGGGCGAAATCAGCAGTCTGTAAAACTGTCGTTAATTCTATGCAGGTTCGAATCCTGCCTTCCCCACAAACGGTATCGTAACTCAGTTGCGTAGAGTGTTAGTCTGAAAAGCTAATGGTCGTTGGTTCGAGTCCAACCGATACCACAAATAGCAGTATGGTGAAATGGTAAGCACAACAGTTTTAAGCGCTGTCAATTTCGGGTTCGAGTCCCGATACTGCCACTAAAAGGAAGATTAAGCCGAGTTGGTCTATCGGCAGCGCACTTGAAATGCGTCAATCCTTAAAAGGGTGTGTGGGTTCGAGTCCTACATCTTCCGCAAAATGTCCAGTTTTTTGCGCAAAAAACTGGACAAAAATAGAAAGTAAACCTACTAGGGTAGGCACATCCTGCTAAGATGTTGGTTCGGTAAACGGATGGGGGTCACTACCTCTGCTTTCTGCTAAATGATAGTGTTTCTAATATTGGTTTTGGAGCAAGCTTGCAACCCTTGTGATGTCAGTTCGATTCTGACCACTATCTCAACCGCCGAAGTGACGTAAAAGCGAATGGCAGAGTATCCAGTCTTAGAAATTGGGGTTTTATGGGTTCGAGTCCCATCTTCGGTACTAATAAAAAATCCCGCTAAAACTAATTAGCGGGATTTTAATTTAAAGATTATATCTTATTGAGTAAGTACTCATAGAATGTTCTTCCTGTTCCGGATTCAAAGTACAAGACTAATTCATCCATTTCGTTCTGATTTTTGGCGACTTCCAAAATTTGTTCACGCTTTCTGTTCAAAAATCTGTAATTCGAATAAATCAAATCTCCCGATGCTAATGAAGCTTTTATAACTCCTTTCATCTTAATTGTAGGGTCATTTGTGTAATCGATATATTTCTGTGGAGTTTTGTCGCTTAGTGCTAAAATCTCTTCTTCTAACAAGTCAAGACTCCATGAATCTACGTAATTAGGAAATTCTAAACTTGCAATGGCTCTATTTGTGATTTCGCCGACGCTGAAAACTAAGTTATTCGCCTTGATTTTTAATTTCTTGTCAGCAACAACTTGTTTCGATTTTGCTAACGGATCATATTCTTTAAAAACTACTCCATTGTGTGGGTGTATAGTAAGGAACTTTTGCAATGTGATGTTACTCGCAGGGACTTTTAGCCTTCCATAATTGAAGATGATGTCCGAAACTAATACGGAACCAGGTTCTTTACTTTGTTTCTCCACGAAAAACGACGGTTGGTTTGTAGCATAACGCATAATGTGTACCGTTTGCGTATCCTTATTTGTGTACTGCAATGGCATTGATTCTGTATGCTCTTTTGAAATAGATTGCGAGATTGGCTTTACTGTATCGCAAATCTCATATTCTCTATCTTTCATTACCCAGTTTCTAAGTTCAGGAATATCATCGATGTTATTCTCTTCCTTAAATCTTGGCTCAGGAGCTTGGTAGGTGTTTTGTGGAGGAATTTGTGCGTTTCTCAACGACTCTGCAACCATTCTAGCAACCATATCAGATACTTCAGATAATGGTATTGATTGTTCTTGTGGTTTTTGAGGAAGAATATCCGGTTCGTCTAATCTTGAATTTGGAGTTTCGTCCGTTTCTTCTTGTGATTTAAGGTACTCCGACAACGGAATATCTCCAACGTACTTCTTGTCTATAATCAATCCTTCGTTAACCATTTTCTTGTAAATTTTTGACAAGTGTGATGGTAATTTTACTTCTTGTGTTTCCATTTTTTATTTGATTTAATTAATTTTTAATTTAAAAAAGGCGTTATTTCTAACGCCTTTTCATTTATTCTATAATAGCTTAGCCTTTAAAAAGGATCGTATTATTTCGTCCGATTAAACAAACCGCTTGCTCGCTTTGGAACTCAGTACGAATTGTATCAGAATTACTTGTTCCTTTAGCCCAGTCGAATACGCTCAATTCGTAATCACGGTTCATAGCTCCGTATTGACGATTTCTAACGTGAATCATTGGACGAACAGAAGTTGTACCTGACATTGGGTCCAATACTGATTGAGAAGCAGAAGGAACTAAGAATCCGTTCACTTTAGTTACTCCGGCCATTGCGCCTTGAGCAGTAGCTTCTTTCAAGTACTGTAATGCTGAGTAGTTAAACTCATATCCACCCAAAGTGTACCCTTTAAAAGATAAATCTAATGCCATGTTTGAGTCATTTTGGAATGAACCGTATGACAAACCAACTGTGTTTGTAGTTGACAAGAAATCATCTTGTGCAAAACAGAAAGCAGTAGTTCCGTAGATAATGTTATCTCTCAATTGACCTTGTTTTTCCAAACGGTCAATCATGCTTTGAGCAGCGGCTTTTGTTCCAATAGTTCCTGCGAAAACATTTCCTTGTGCCATAGAAGCAAAAAGACCTTCACGACCTTTGAAACCAGCAGCGGCTAAATCTCCTGACCACTCTTTAGAGTTGAAGTTAGCAGATTCTCTTTTGTTTTTGAAACGTTTTTCAGCGTTATCACGGTTTACATCATACCATACATAACCAAGTGTATCTCCTGTTGCATTATCAGTAGCTTTCAACCATGAAATCTGAGTCATGTTAGTACGGTTCTCAGAAACCATTTCTTTGGTGATTGTACCTCTTGTTGTGTATTGTTGGTATTTTGTATTCAAAGATTCTTGCATACCTGCTGAACCTTTTGCGAATTCTGAAATATCAGCAAAACAAGAAATTCCTGTAGCTCCTAAAGCTGTCCATCCTGCTGCATCCCCACATAAAGCTGTGAAAGTTGTAGAAGTCGTAGCCGAGATACGTCCTTGTCTTGAGATAGATCCGTCAGGTAAAAATGCCTGGATAACTTCACCAATTCTGAAAGTGTGGTCAGCTAAAGTGAACACGTTTCCTGTAAGGGCAACTCCCGTAGCAAGTTGAGTTAATCTGTCTTCTTCTGTCCAAGTGATAACATCACTGGCATAAGGAATTTTACGTCCTGTTTTTTCGAACCATCCCTCAATCATTTGGCTACCATATCTCTTATGAAGAGTTTTGTCCAAATCAGGAAGTTGGTGATTACCATAGGTAATGTCACTTAAATCTAAGTAATTAGCGGCAGTAGGTACTTTCGTTGCACTTGGTACGTATCTAACTGCGGGTGTAGTTGAAATTGCTCCCATTTGTTTTCTTTTTTAAAATTGTTTACTAGTTTTTGTAAACAAGAGGAAAGCTAATCTTTAGAGAAAGTGATACCGACTTCACGGCTGTTAGGCAAAGTCCTTACATTGTCAGGTTGAATATTTTTTGAAAGTCTATCGTTTAGTTCAAGTTCTTTTGCTCTCCCTAAATTGTATGCTTTATTCAACTCTGCTTTATAATTTTTGGCCATGTACATTGCTTCATGATATCCTTTTGGGTCAACTAATTGACCGGTATTTTCATCTAAAAAACCTTTTATAAGATTGTTCGAGTCTAATTGAAACTCTTTCACTTCTTTAAGATTATCCGGTTTAATGGAGATTTCTTCAAAACCAATTTTCTCATCGCCCAGTTTGATTTTGAAACCTTCAAAATTGCTGTTAAATAAAGACTCAGTTTTAGAAATAAAATCGTTTCGAGAAGTTTCTCTCTCAATCGAATATGCTTCTTCCTGCTGTTGTTGACTTTCTAAGAGTTTCTTTGCTTCTCGATACTCTAAGGGAATATGCTCGTCAGAACCTCCAACGGCGCTAAACTCCTCTTTTCGTTTTTCGAAAAACTCGTTTGCTCTTTTCAAATCAGATTTAACATTGATACCTTTTTCTAAGATTTCATCTTCGTCGTCCTCTTCGTCAAGACCATCAACGTTATATTTTTTGTTATACAAGTGATTTACTTCTCTTTCAGTAAGTTCAGGGTTGGATAGTTTTATGTAGTTTTTAAGTACATTATCAGCACTTTCCGTACTCCAATCTTTCTGAGTTTCTAAGAAATCATTGTAATTTTTATTACCCGTTTTTTCAATGAACTCACTAAATTTCTCCATCTCAGGAGCATATCTTTTCTGCTCTTTTGGCGTAAGCGAATCCTTAAATTCCTCAACCGTCATTCCTTTTGATTCTGCTAAGAATTCAAGTGCTAAATCTTCATTTAACTCTCTTTCCTCATACTCATCTTCCGGCTCTTGTTCTATGATAACTTCTTCTTCCGTAATGATTTCATCGTTTGGAATAATCTCGGAATCCAAAGGATTATCTATTTCTGCTACTTTTAAATCTGAATCGTCCGCATTAGAAAAACTAATGGTACTTTCCGGAGTTTCAGCCGTAACTATCTCGTTAATAATTTCTTCGTCTTGTGGCATGTTTGAAAATTTGATTTGATTTATAGTACAAATGTAAATAATAAACGATTACAATCGTTTGTTGTCGTTTATTATTTACATAGTTTTTTCTTGATTTTGATAAAACCTCTAAATTATTATTTAAAATAACTATGCTTTCTTCTTATCAGAGTCTTTTTTAACAGGAGTAAGCGTTATTCCTGAATTACTTTTTTTAGAAGGAATCACCGGCATATCTTTTTCAAGAGGTTTCATTCTTTGGTAGCTATCTACACTTGGAGCATTGCCATCGGGAGCGTATTTATCCGTGTAGTCAGAAGTTTTGGTCATTGTTCTTCCTCTTAGAACTTGTGGATTTCCCTCTTTTACTCGTGTCTTATTTGCTTCGACATTTCCGGCTCTTCTTTGGTCAACAATATCCATTCCCATGAATTTTGCTTTTTTAGCGCCGGCAACACTATCCTTAGAAGCCATCGCTTCAATTTCTACTTTCTTTTTATTGAATGCAGAAATTCCATCAATTTCTTTAACAACAGCAGACGAAAGTCTTTTTGGGTCGTATCCTTCTTCTTTGGCATCTACAACAGTTTCTTTGTCATAGATTCCTTTTTTAGCTTCTTCAGCTTCTACATTTCCCTTTTTGGGAACTTTTACCATTATTTTTTTCTTCTTGTCAGGCATCTTATTGTTTTTTATTGGTTAAATATTTCCATTTCTGCCTTTTCGCTTTCAAAGTCGATTGGGTCTTTTTCTTTTGCTTTTTGATCGGCGATTCGGCTTGTATGCGTAGCGGCGACGGCAAGGTTTTTTTCTTTATCAGATTGCATTTTATTTAGCTTCTCAGTAGCGCCCGCATTTATGATGTATTGAAGATTAATGCTATTTTCTCCTTTAAGAGTTTCAGTCAATCTATCTTGTTCTCCACGAACTTTTTCTTTAGCAATTTCTCCATCAGCTATTGCTTGTTGTTTTTGAGCGTCAAGTTGTCCTTGCATTTGAGCCGTTTGTTGTTTAAACTGTTCGGATTGTTGGCTTGCACGGATATTTTCGTCGGCTTGCATTTTGAATTTCTGTGCCTCTTGCTCCTGAGTTACTTTAGCACGTTTTTTAATCAAAATTGATAAATACTGAATAGCAAGGTTCAAAACTTTGAAGTTTCTAATTTTGTACTTATCATCCAATCCAATATATCCTTTTTCAATAGCCAATGATAAATCTTGGTCAAGCATAGCACGCTCTTCTTCATCCATTTCTAATTCATAGAATATGGCGAAATCACTTAAATGCAAATCTTTTACATAGTCTAAATCTTCTACGGCAGTAGCTCCTATTTTATTGATAAGGTCATTACGTAGGCTTGGGTAGTATTTTAGAATATCTGAGATTCTATAACTTGCGGCTTCGGCAGTTTTCAACGTAATGTATCCGGCGGCGTCAAGAATATGTCTTGTGGCTAAATTTGAATTGTAAGCAGCCATCTTTTGAATTCCTACCAAACTATCTTTATCAGGGTTAGTAGCATCGCTTGCTTTATTTAATCCTACTACGTCAGTCAATTGGGATAGATAGAAATTATTTTCGTTACGTAAAGCAGTCAATTTATTGATACTATCTCCGGTCACAATCTCCTGGAAAGGTTTTTGAGCCGGATTATAATCTCCTCCAATTGTTGATGAATCGTATAAGTAACTACCTTTTTGCAAGTACATATTAAAAGCTTCTTGCGGATCCTGAGTATTACCATCACCTAAGTTGAGTGAAGCTAATGCAGCCACATCAATAGCGATACCGTCCGGCGTAATACCTTGAATGATTTGTTCGGCTTTTAGTTCTGTAATGTTTCGCTTGTCTTCAATAGGCATCATTCGGGAAATCAAACTTGAGATATATCCGTTTTGATAGTTTGGAGCAACGCCAATGTATTGTTCACAAACTTTTTGCTTATTAGATTTAGGGCGTGCCATTGATTTTGCTAATTCCCATTTCAATAGGATATTAGTTCCCAAAACCATTACTCCCTCAAATAAAACTTCATCTACAATAGAACTTCTTACGTATCTGTCTTTTTTGTTCTTTTTAGATTCGTCGAAAAACTCGCTGGCATCATCAATAATAACTTCTCCGTTATTTAGCTTTTTGATTTTCTTTGCTGTTTCACGGTTCGTTTTATACGTAAAGTAGAGTAGGTTAGTAGTACCTTTTAAGCTATTTGTCTGAGTGAAATTTTGTGAATTTGCCCATGAAGTTCCGGAGTTCATAATCTCCTCACGAACTTCTTTATTGTTCTCCGTCATTAAGTTTGGATACTCTACAAATATGTCGCTTACTAATGTTTTTTGAACATGACCTTTGTAAAAGCAATCTCTAAAATATGGGTCAGTAGTTTCGGAGTAAACCATGTCAATCGGGTCAACATATTCTATCAAAATTCCTTTGCTTGCGTTGAAACGATTGCGAACCCATGCAACTCCTAATTCCACCAAATCTCTTTTAACCAAACGGTCTGTAGTCAAGTTATACGCATTCTCTTCCATTACAGTAGCTATTGCTAACTGATTTGAAAGACAATTAGAAGGTTTCCATTCCATTTGTAAGTGAATGTCTAATTCTTCTTTATTTAAAGGGATTTCGTCAATAGGCATACTTGCAATATCCATCCCAAAATCTTCTTTAGCCTTTTTGATAATTGGTAAAGTGTTTTGGTCAGATTCTATACGTTTTCTATACGCTTGCTTATTGTCCTGAGATACGGGGTCTATTGCTTTGGCGACAATACTGTACGGTCTGTTTACCATTCCGTTGACAACTAAATCAACGATTTTAGGCAAAGTAGAAAGTGATTTTTTACTCAAATTAAGTAATGAAACGTCGCCGTTTGTACCTAACATTGGGTAGTATTTCTCCATTTTTACTTTCCCACTGGCATAAACTCTACGCTCCAAGAATTCACTTTGATTAGCGTAAAAACGAGATTTCCCTACTCCTCCGGTATGAAACCACTCCGATACAATAACATTCCCAACAGCCTTTCCAAAAGCAGGGCTTGATTTCTTTTCAAAACTATCCAAGTGGCTTGGGTAAGATATGTTTTGTGATATTTTGTACTCGCTTTTTTCTGCTCCCATTTTAGTTGGTGTATTGTTTGAATTTTATACTTACTGCTTTTGTTGCTCCTTTTGGTTCCATATAAGGCTTTCGGTTTACAGCCATGATTGCGTAACCTGATGCTATTGTTGCATCAAAATCTGTTCTCTTTGCTACATTGAATTTTGACCAATCTCTCAAAGTCCTATCGAACGGCATCGAACCCATTTCTCCCTCTTCTCTTATTGCAAATGTGTTTTGACCTTGTACATAGTTTCCAACGTATTTATCGATGTAACTTTCAATTCCAGTCCAGTGTGCATTAATAATCTCTTGTCCGGAACTCGGCGCTCCTCCCAAATCTCGTTCAGTCTGAGAAAGCTTATTCATTGGTTTATCAAAACGATTGATAGAATATCCTCGATAACCTCTATTTCTAAAGTGTAATAAGAATCGAGTTTTGTTACTCTCAATCAAAGCCGGCATACTGTAAAACACACAAGCCATTAAGCAATCCTCAAAGAATATCTCAGCAGTTTGCGGTCTTGTAATGTATTCTAAGAAGAAGAAATTACTCGGAGCATCACGCATAGTAGTTCGGGTTAATCCTAACATTGCTCCTTTCGAACCTCCGCTATATTCTGATCCGTTTTCTGTATCTTCAAGTTTACTTCCTTGTACAGAATCTTGGTCATACGTATCGACTCCAAAAGCGCCTAAATCATCATTTTCCGGATGCTTGCATACATGGCCAAACTCATTTCTTCTATTCACCCATTTATTACGCATATCCTCCGGCGGTATCCACCCAACAAGAAAACGTCCTTTTTCAGTTGGAGTCCAAATCACTTTTGTGTCCGGCATGTTATTTTCCCAAGAGAAGTTTCCACGGGTTAATGTTTTTCGAACATCGTATAATTCGTTATGCTCTAATTGGGCATTTATTTTTTCTTCGTCGAAAATCGATGAAACTGATTCATCCCTAAAAGCATCTACTTTTGTAATCGGGTCCAATCTCCTGGCATTCCAATAGTTCTTTTCTCCAAGTAGTCTTGCTGACTTGAATTCATTTTCTAAGTACTGTAATGCTCCGTAGAGTTTTAGTTCTCCTTGAGCATTCACAAAGCTTTTTCCAGTTTCTACTACTGAATGACAAACTCCATACTTATCCGTATAATCTTCGGCATTTTGATGGGCCGGTAAGAAATAAGCGTATAGTCCGGTGATAGTTCTTCCGTTATCATTACGCTTCATTACATTCGAACCTATGTCCATTAATTTAAAATCACTACCTCCTTTATTTAGCGGATTTACTGTTGAGCCAATGAATGCTTTTCCAATAACTCTACCCCCTTGAATCATAGTAGGTTTGATATTCGCCCAATGCGATAAATAACTTAAATACTCCCATTTTGAAGCCTCATCACCTAAGTACATGTCAAGTTTTACGGAGTCATAAGAAAGTACGGCAGTAGCCCTGTAATCGACTGTTGTGTTTAGATAATCAGAAGTTGATGTGTCTTTAGTTTTTTTAGCTGCTCTCGAATTATCCGACGGCTTCCCAAATACCATTTTCTTAATATCATCGATTTTACCTTTCACTACCGGTTGGAAGAAAAATGGTAAATTCTGAATTACATACGAGTATTTTTGAAAAGCAACCGCAGCATCTATATCACTCTTAGAAGTGATTCCTATTTTTTGATTTTTGGTCGTTGTAGATAATTGTACCAAATGGTCTAATGCCATCTCGGTAAATCCGGTACGACGTCCTTTGGTAAAGAACATTCCGATACATCTTTTGTCCATAAGGCAAGCTTTAGCGAAATAATACATATTCGCTTGTGCCATTCTGAACTCTTTGTATCCGCCGGTATCCGCCATTTGATTCCATTGCATTCCCATGTAATGCTCCGGAGTAAGGTAAACTGCCTTTCCGTTATTCATGAACCAAACTCCTTCACGACGGCGTTTGAATTCCTTTAAAATAAACTCTGCAAAAGCTTCTTCGGTATCCGGATTAAGGCCTTTTGGCATCTCTGCTCTTCTCCAATATTGTTGCTCTTTTGGGAGCCTATGATATAGAATTTCTGTTTGTTTTGGCTTTTTAGGAAGCATGATATTCAATCCGTCCAAAGTGATAATTTCACCTTTCGTACCTAACGGGCAAATCATTACACTATCCGTTTCTACATCATACCATTCTTTGTGGTAGTTTTTGATAGGGTAGAACTCTTGGTTAGCAAATTTCTCCGGATAACCACGCTTAAAATCTCTTTCGGCCAAGTCAAATTTATCGGCTTCGATTTGGTTTCGTAGCTCTAAATTTCCGGAGTTTATATCCGTTATGGCTTTTAAAATGATTGGTTTAGAGCGAATAGCATTACCGTACTTTTCGGCGTCTAATTCGCTAAAATTGATTTTCTTTTTTAGGGCTTTTCTCAGTACTTCAATAGAGTTTTCTCCAGCGCTGACTAATTCAATAATGTAGCTTTTTAACTTTTCATGACTCGGAGAATTTGGTGAGTTTTGCCAAGTGACCAAAAGTTCTTTAATCGCAGAAAACGAATCAATCCTTGATTTCACTAATGTAGATAGCTTATCATCATCAACTTTTGACAAGTCAACGTTCAACTCCATACCAACTAAGGCATTTTGTATTGATAATTCTATTTCTTCACTCAATCCTTTCATATACACAAAGATATAAATTTAACGCTTACAAACGTTTGTTGTCGTTTAAAAATGGCAAACGCAAATTATATTTCTAATTTTGCAAGGATTCTACTTGTTCTCATTCGATACAATCGCTCGTTATCGATATTAAATTCGTACTCACAATCAGTACCGAAAGCTATTTTATCCCCAACGTTAATCCCTTGTTTTAAGAGGATATCATTAGTGTACTTTACAAATCCTACGTGTTCTAATTCTGTGGCTCCAATCCACTTCTTTTCCTCTACTATTGGGGAGATGAACACATATTCGTCAACGGCGATTTTATCTTCTCCTCGAATGATTAAAAATATCAATTCTGGCAAAACTTGGAAAAGATTATCTTTAATATGAAAATCAGATTCTCTCGTCAACCCTTGTCCGTCAAAATACGTTCTGAAAATATTGTGTTGCACAACTACATGGTCGTCAACTTGGATATTTCCTTCATAATTTAATGGGAGCGAAACTACTACACCTATACGATTTACATTTGAAGCGTGTTCTATTGAAGTATTGGTGATAAGAGTTTTACCGCCTACTTGCTTAGTATTTATGAATTTCTCCCCATTCAAAGGAGATACGATAAACTTGCTTGGCATTCTCATAATTAGTCGATAAAATATTGAACGTTTATTCTATCGCTTTTTGCGATGTCATTCCAATGCTGCATTTTTTCTCCGGAACCAATGTAGATTTCGTAGCAAGTTTCAGTCGCTATGATTTCAAAAATGGTTCTTTTCTCGTATTTACCATTTATGGGTAAATTTCTCTCTTGGCCAACGGTATAAACGAAAGGCTCTCTTCCGTGAATAGTTTCTGTGATTTGTCTGATTCTGTTATTACTCATGATATTATTTTATTTAATTATGTTACGAACAATCTATTACTCCGATTACTTCTCCCGAAGAGTTTATTTGGTATCCAAAAGCCAATGAAATCCAATAATAAGTACCATCGCCTATAAATGGTGATGAAAGTCCTGAATTATTATGAATTATATCCCCCAAAATTGGGAACGGTCTAACTGCATATAATGACAAAGGATACGTTGATGGTATTGATGATGATGAACAAGCCAAATATGGCGTACTATTACTGAAATTGATGTTATAATACGGTTCCGGACTTGGGCCTATTGAGCAACTTGTGATATTCGATACATAACCTGAACTATCTATTTGCATCGAAACTCCGTCGGCGCCGTATTGATACCACAAACCATAACCTACAAACGGATTTGTCAGAGCAGATTCGGTAAAAACTCTTATCCCTGAAGTAATAGAACTTGCAGATGAAAACAGCGATGTAGGGAATATAGTTTCGTCACAAGCCAATGATGCTGAAGTTCTTCCGGTGGTCGAAAATCCATACTCGTAGTAAACTCCTGGAGCCGAAACTTCATTCACAATACTTAGAATCATTTTTTTAAATGGGTGCATAGCTTATACTTTAGTGTTTCCAAGCAATGTGTAAACCTGAGTAGCAACATCTCGCTCTAAATAGGCACAATCGTGTTGTCTGTTGATTCTAAGCCCACTTATTGCATTTTCTATCGTAACCCCCGAAGCTCCTAATAATGAAACTTCTCCGGCGCCTTTTCTAACGAACCCAACATTAAACTTACTTCTCAATCCGGTTGACGGAACTGTGATTGTTATATTCGAGGAGTTTTTAAGGTTTATGACGAAATTATTATCAGAATCCGCAAGCGTAAAACTTGCACTTGTTTCTCGTTGTAGGTTATTAGAATTTATTTTACCGTTAATATGTTCGGCTTTCCAATATCCATCTCCCACATGAGTGAATCTATACGAAACATTTATAGGAAGAGTAATGGACGAAACATAAGAACTCACATCTTCAACGGACATGAAAGCAGTATTTGCTGAATTTGCACGAACTACGATTAAATCACTATAAGTGAATACTACTATTTCTTTTCCTATCTCAGTTGTGGTTGGTAAATAAGTAATTCCATTCGTAAATGAAACGTGATTAAAGTCAGACGGTAAAACTGTTGGGGTAGCCGAAGCAGAATATGTTGAAACAGTTTTAGCCACTGCCGTTGCATTTGTACCATTTGTTCCGTTAGTTCCATTTGTTCCTGCAACTCCTTGCGGACCGGTTGCACCTTGAACTCCTTGCGGTCCCTGAATTCCTTGCGCTCCTTGTGGTCCAGTAGCACCTATTGAAGTAGGCAATGTGATAAAATCAGTCGTTAAAACTAATGGTAAATCAATACCCACACTTCTATTTTGTAGTTTCAGTATCGACTTTACGCCATTAAGATTCACGATTACTACATGATATTGGTCAACAATGAATACCGGATCTAAATTATTTAGCACTGCTGCATGAGTAGCATACAACTCTCCTGAATAAGTAATTTCAGTAAATCTCAAAACTCCACCGGTCAAAGGAGAAAGCCCACTTATAAAGTAAGATTTCAGTTGTCCGAGTAAAAAGTTCTTCGTTTTTTTCGCTAAAGAGTTTCCGTCAGTTCCTATTAAAGAATCTAAATCCGAAACATCTGCATCTACAATGTAAATTTCATCATTACTTATTTTTGCCATCGTCTTATCTTTTTATATCAAATATTGAAATATTATACCCAACCCATATTGTTTGATTCGTGTCAAAACTCCCTGATATTATATTTCCTTTTCGATTCTGAAACATGATATTTGCTCTTAATTTAAAAGCGTCTAACTGAGTAGTGTTTCCAACTTCAACTCCCGCCAAAAGTCTAAACGCCGTTTCTTTCACTTTTACCGGAACTTCGATTTTCTTTTCTTTGATGGTGTAGTTCGGTGTAATTTCTTTGACTTCGCCCTGGACAATTCCGTTAATATTTAAAGTCAAATTTTCATCCTCAAACTTGGTAGAGAATTTATTGAGTTGAATTGCCTTATTAAATGACAATTGCTTAATACTATCATTAGCTTTGGCAAAATCCTTTTTTAGTTTTTCGTTTTCTGCGATGAGTTTTTTATCGATTGGGTTTTCTTTATAAACCGTTTCACCTTTTTTTAATTGTGGCGATTTTGCCTTATTTAAAATTGGCTCATTAACTGGCTTTTTAGCTTCAAAAGTTCCTTTTACTTCCGGAACTACTACTTTGGCGGTTACTATAGTTTCATCACCAGTTTTACAGCTTCGGAAAACAAAAAAAAGTAACACTATAATTACAATGTTTTTCCAATAATCAAAAAAAAGCGATTTCAATATTGCGGTGTCTATTTTATTCATGATATATTTTTAGATTAAGTTTTCGTAACGCTCTACAATTTCAGCTATTTTTAAAGCCAACTGTTTTTTATTCAATTCATATTTTCTTAGATCATTTGCATTTGAGATAAAACACAATTCAAGCAAAGAAACAATCCCTTGTTCACGCATTAAACCAAGACTTCCTCTATGGCTATCAGATTCAGACAATACACCTCTATTTTTAATTCCAAGTACTAACGAGCAAGTTTCTACTAATTCTTTGGCAAAAGCCGTGTCTAATCGGTCTGCATCGTTTCCGATTAAGGAAGTTGTTCCGGTGGCCAACGGCGAAGCTGCTGCATCAAAATGAAATTCTAATACAACAGAACCGTTTCCGGTTTTTATTCTTTCCAGATAAGCGCCAAGCCTTTCATCGTCATTATCTGTGATTACTTTTATTTTTCTTTTTAGCAATTCTTGAACTACAAGGTTTTTAAACTCTACTGCTAAATCTGCTTCATGAAACCCGTTTCCAATGGCACCTGGGTCTTTCTTGATTCCTTTAGGATTATGTCCTGCGCTAATGAATATCATAATTATTTATTTTTCGATTATATCCGTTACACTTGTCTTCACCTCTTTGGCACGACCTAAAGCTTTTTTAACTAATGCCCAAACATCAAGTCCGGTTGCACTTTCAAAATTTTCTTTTATCGAAACTCCTTCAATGAAAATCAATAGAATCGCACATATTTTTGTACAAAAAAATGATATCGAAAACCAAAACTGGAAAAACTCCGAAAGAATAAAGAAATCAATTACATATAGACAAATAATACACATCTGATACAAAAGCATCTTTGACACTATCTCGCTTAACCTACGGCTTGTAACGAAGTGCCAACCTCTAATTTTTACGGAACGATAAATACCAAAAGCGGTATCAAGCAAAATGGCAGAACCCACAGCTACCATTAAGCCGGTTATTGGTGCGAAAAATAAGCATGTAGCTGTTAGAAGGTAAATTAAGTATGTTTTCATGTGGGGCTTTTTTTAGTTGAGTTTATTTTTAAGTTAAAAGACAATCATTTTAATACCGGTAGAAGTTCTATACTCACAACCTATTGGCAAGCCTCCAGCGATAGCTAATGCATTACTTTCATAAACTGGAATTGAAGTATAGACATGATATCCGTTTTCATCTATATATTCTCGTAGGGTTTCTACTTGCATATCAGTTCCTGACGCTGTTTTTTGACCAGTATATACCTCATAACGGCTTTTTCCTGTGCCTTTTCCTGTTCCTGCATATTGCTTCAATGTACCCCCATCTAAATCAGCAGTTCCAACTGTATCATTATTCTGCATATAAATACTTCCACTCATCAAAGCCACATATACGTTCCCATTTGGGGCTACTGTAATACCATACTTGTCAGTTGTACCTTGCCCTAAAGCTACGAATGTCCCCGTTCCGTTTGTCTGTTTGTAAATATCAGAACCATGACCAGTAGCATATACATTATTATTAGGAGCTGTTGCCATTGCTGTTAAGTTTACACCTAATGTACTAACCTGATTAAAGTTTCCAGTTCCCCCAGTTTGCATATATATTCCGCCAAACTGTACGGCTGCATAAACATCTCCATTAGACTTAGTAGTCATACCATACCAAGATCTTGATATCTGTCCTAAAGCTACAAATGCCCCCGTTCCATTAGTTTGCATGTAAATATCCCCATTATTTACAGCAGCATATACGTTCCCATTTGGGGCAACACATATAGAATAATACGCTCTTGTAGTTAAACCTAACGATACAAATGCCCCCGTTCCATTAGTTTGCATGTAAATTTGATTACTTCCTGCCACATATACATTTCCATTCGGATGTATTGCCATACCTCTTGCTGTACTTGCGCCAAGACTAATCGCTTGAGATACAAAAGCGCCTGTATGATTTGTCTGTATATATAAAGTAGAACCTCCATCACCTGCCACATATACATTTCCATTTGTATGAGAAGCCATTCCATACCAAGAGCCAACTGTTCCGGGAACTATTAGAAAATTAGTATCAGGAACAAAATTAATTGCTCTTCCTGCTCTAAAAGATAAGTTACGGCCTGGTATTGTATTATCTGATTGTTCTACTCCAATTTCTCTATTTGCTTGATTACCTAAAGTGATATCCTTTGTTGGAGCATAAGTAGTTCCTATTCCAAAAAAAGTTCCAGTATCCCATAAACGAGATAACCCCATAGTAATACCTCCAGTTAAGAATTTTGGTAGATAGTTTACAATACCACCAGTAGGAATAGCCATTTTATTAGTATTCACACTTGCTATGTCTGTTAAATCAGCAAGAGTTCCATTACGGTCTTGCAAAGTATAAGTTCTTGAAGCCGTATTCGAGTTGGTAAAAAAAGAAGTGAATGTATCGGCAATATTTCTAAGTCCTAATTTACCGGCTAAAAAAGTTTTTAATCCGGAAACTGTTTGCTGAGATACTAAAACCATATCACCAACTCCGCTATCACCTTCTTCAAGAGTAGTTATTCTATCGCTTAATAATGCGTCTTTTGCGTTTACATAATCAATAGTAGCGTAATTACTCAAATCAATAGGCTCTACAGATTCTATTCCTGCGTCGCCTACGATACAAAAAGTAATATATAATGTATCTATTGGAGTTAATTCTTGTATAGGGCTTCCGATAGTTTCGGTGCCTGTTACTACTTGAAAAGTACCGGAAGTATTTAGGACAAAAGAGTCAATTCTTTTTTTGCCTACCGAAGCAGGAGCGATTGGTTTTGTGACACTTGATGGATTTGTATAACCCACATTCTTTATTAACCAAGTCCAAGAAGGATTGAATGTGATAGTAGTTTCGGTAGAAGTGTATCCTGTTTGAGTGACTATTTTATTGAATTCCGGAAGAGTAATGGCTAAATCTGATGAGCTTAATTCGAAGTCAAAAAAGTAAACATTAAAGTTTGTTAGTTCCGGTAATGAAGCGTTGTTCATTTCTACTGCAACGTCTAATATGAAATAGCTCTCAAACTCTGTAGCATCTGTAATCCTAAAATAAACAGCGTTACTTAGATTACTTGAGTTACGGAGTTTCATTAAAAACGATTCTCTATTTACAGAAACAAATCGAAACAAGTCCGACATGTTTGTTTCATGAAAATTATTTTTGTTGATGTAAAGCTTTGAAATATTGGCGATTGTAGTTTCGTTTTCGGCGGATAAGAAAACTCCTTCCGTCAAAACTGTCAAATCTATATTAGAATCTGTCCTAAACCTATAACTTAATGCTGTTGATCCGTTTATTTCCCCTATTAGTTTTGCTCCTGACTCAAAATCAAAGTTTATAGTCTTTCCGTTATTTTCACTATCCGAACCCACAAAGTAATCTTTGCGAACGGGGATTTTTATTGGATAGGCTGACTTCTTAGATATTTTTGTCATTAGTTAATTTTATTCTCACAAAAGTAAGGATTATTAATTTACAAACGTTTGTTGTCGTTTAAATACATTAAATTTTGCTAATTACTCCGGTTATACATCGAGCTATAAGTTTATATCCTTCGGTATTTGGGTGTACATTATCAGGGTTATCTGGAAATGGTGATGTTGGACTTAAAGTATTAGCCGTGAATAGCTCCCAGTTATAGTCATTAATTCCAGAATTATGGTATAGGTCAACAACTGGAATTCCGTAAAACCCACAAATTTCCTTTAATTTAATTGCAAATGTTTCTAATGTTTGGCCACTTCCGACTGGATATTCTTGACCTCCATTATAATCGTTATATCCATATTTACCGACTTTGTGAGGCGCAATAAATACAATTCTTATATCTTTTCTACTAACCGCATTAGCCAAAGAATATAATTTATCAATTACGTATCGATAACGGCCACAAACTGTATTTTGTGTCGGGTACATATCCGTAACGTTGCCTATCGATGTAAGCCTATCGTTTAAGCCCCCAAAAAAAGTAACAATATTAATATCTGTCAATTCTGATGCCGTCAATGCAGAATACCCATTGCTATCACCGTCTATAATCTGAATAATTCCAAGACCTCCTTTTGCTTTAGTTCTAACTTCTGAAAGACCTAATCCATTTTTAACATCATTCTGATATCCTAATGACGCTGTAACGCTATCTCCTAAACATAACATTTTTTTATCTTTCCATAAAAAAAATGAATCTACTGATTTATTATAAAAACTAACGACCTTATTATTTTGATTTTTCTTTATTTCAGAAATTGAAAATGCTTCGTAAGTCGTTGATGTACTTCCAAACTCAACCTGAATTAAATCAAATGCTGTATAATAATCTTCTATTCGGATAAACATACATTTTGCATCAGTTGTAAATGTAGTCTGAACTTGTGGCGAAACTGAAACGTAAGTATTCGGAATAAAAACTTTGTTTTCATCATACTGACAATAATTGTGGACACGACTCATGGAAACTTGTACTGAAGGAGAAACCCTTACGTAATCACTTGTTTTAAAAGTTGAGCTTGTGGTTGTCAATCCAGCGCTTCCTAAAACACCAAAAACCCCCATTGAATAATCAAAAATATTTTTACCAATTTCAATTACAAAACTTTTCTCAGATAGCGCTACAACATCACTATCCTTCGCATATTTTGGAAGGTCTAATTGTGAAGATTTCAAGACTAATCGGAACGCTTCATACGTAGTTATTGAAGTACCCACTTCTAGCTGAAAAATATCTAAACCAGCTACTGTATTGTCCAAAGATACTCTTACGTATTCAACACCTGCTGGCACAGTGAATGTCTTAGAGTCAACAGAGGCCCCACCCGAAACATATACTTTACTTGAGTTGAAATACGTAACGTATCTCATGTTTTTATTAGAAATATAAGCAGATAGCGGAGTGACTTTTATATAATCTGAAACGTTATAAGCAGCATTAACACTCAAAACATTAGTATTTGATAATCTATATCCGGCAGTAATCGTATTTCTATTAAACTTGTTTTTACCAACTTCTAAATCAGCTTTGTTAGTTATATCTAAAGAAGTTTGCGATATGGTAAAAACCCCTGAAATTCTTGAAATCTCTGCACGGCTATTAGCGCTAACTACAACTCCTCCAAAATTAGTGTACGTTCCGGCTTGGCTTGCAATCCAAAAAGCATCTTCTGTTCCGGTAGGGGTGTCGGTAGGAACAGCAGTTCCTTTGAATTTAGGTGATGCTAACAAATGAAGAGTATTTATGATTGTATTTAGTTTTGTAAATGCGTCGTCAACATTCGAAGGAATTACGCCGTCGATTGTGCTAATTTGGTCGAAAGACAAAAACCTCAAAAACTGCCCATTCTCATAAATCCAAAAACTTCCATTTTCTAATGTTATGTTTGGGTCATTAAGAGAGGTTACTTCGGGAGCGTACTTACCACTTTCGGTATCTAACGTGATTATTAGATTAGTACTATCTTTTGAAAATGAATATTTCATATTGATTTTTGTTTGTTTTTCTTGCTCAAATACTTAGTAATGACAAAGATATAAATTAAAAGACAACAAACGTTTGTTGTCTTTTAAAAAATATTGTATTTTTGCTGTAATTAATCTAATCAAAATAAATATGAGTAACACAATTTTACGCCAAGTCGTATCAGGTGACGAGGCAAAGCAAAAGCTATTGTCAGGATTAAATAAAAGCTGTGACATAGTTTCGGATACAATGGGTTATCGAGGGAACAATAATTTATTTGAAACAGTAGGTGGATTACCTAACATTACAAGTGACGGCTGGGATTCATTAGAACAGCTCTTTTGGGAAGACCCGATGGAACACATAGCTTGTGAACTATTAAAAGAAGCTTGTAAAAAGACCTTTGAAATCGTAGGAGACAACACAACACTTACTTGTGTATTAGTCCAGGCTTTCTTCAAAAACTCTTTGGAGGAATTAAAAAAAGGAACCTCTTCGATTGAAATCAAGCAACGTATTGATGAATCAGTAGAAAAGATATTAGCTTACATTGATAGCATTGCCGTTCCGGTAGATGATAAATTAATGTATGATATTGCCAAAACTTCGGCACATGGCGATGATACAATCGCTCAAATTGTTCAAGAGGCGTTCATCAAAGCAGGAGAGTTCGGAATTGTATCTCACAAACGAAGCTTTACCGACGAAACTTTTATCGAACATATTGCAGGAAATCCTATTGACGCCGGTTACGCAAATGAAGGATTTATCAATGTAAATGATACGCAATCAGTAGTTTTTGACAATCCATTAGTACTTTGTTCACTGATTAATTTTCAAACCGCCAACGAAGTTATTCCTTTCTTAGAATATGCTTCACAACAAAACAGACCATTAGTGCTTATCGCTAATATGGAGCATGATATTTCTAACATGATTTTGACAAATGTACAGAATAGTAAGTACCCATTCTGTATTATAAAACCACCGTATCAAGGTAAAAAAGGTCGTGAAACAATGGCTGATTTAGCATTGGTTTTTGGCTGTGAAGTTTTGCAGGGAATCACTCGTACAAACTACGACGGTAAAGAGCAATTGTATCTTGGTTCATGTGAGCGTATCGAGATTGGTAAAAAAGATTCTGTAATCACACCAAGCAAAACTCTTGACAAAGAAAAACGTGATGGTAAAATTAAAGACCTTACAGCGCAGATAAAACTTCAAACTAATGAAGGTGAGAAAAACTATTTACGTGAGCGTATCGCTAAGATTTCAGGCGGAATTTCAACTATTATGGTCGGAGGTGTAACGCCAAGTGAAGTTGAGGAGAAAGTAGCAAGAGTTGATGATGCTTGTTGTGCCGTTAGAGCTTCTAAAGATGGAGGAGTAGTGTCGGGTGGAGGAACTGTATTATTTGCTTCTACTAATTTAAAAGTAGATAGGGTTACTAAAAATTCTATTATTGCTCCTATATGCAAGATACTTGATAACGCAAGTGTAAAGCATAACTTAAAAGTAAAAAATAAATTCTTGAGACTTTTTTATAGACCTATTATGACAAGCCGATCAGCTTGTTTCGGTATTGGCTACGACGTAAAAGAATATAAAGAAGTAAACATGTTCGACGCCGGAATACTTGACACCGCAAAAGGAATTAAAAACGCCTTGATTAATGCTGTTTCTGCCTCGAATAACTTACTACGTACAAATAATGCGATAACCTTAAAAAGATTTGGACAAGATGGAAAATAAATTCAAAGGAAAAGCACTAAATCTAATCGTAATAGTCGAAGAGGTTTTCAACGAGAATAAAACAGCTTCAGGATTTGATTTAAGCGGAGTAGTAGATGCTAATGAAAAGCAGAAGAGGGGTAAGGTAGTTTCGGTAGGTACTGAATGTCCAAAACTCAGCGATGGAAAATACACTATCGAAGTAGGTTGTGAGGTTATTTTTGACAAGTTCAAGATGACTCCATTTACTCAAGATGGAATACAGTATATCATGGTCGATTATAGAGACCTAGTTTGGGTTGGATAACTTAGATTTTAATCAAAAAGCCCCGCTTCTATAACATGAAGACGGGGCTTTTTTAGTTTTAAGCAAATAAACTTTTCACAGCATACATACAGCTTGTTTCAAGTTCTGTTTGTGCAATTGAAATGCATCTTGCGTCTTTACCGTCAGCTTTCATGGCTTCTAAATCATCTATCAAATCAGCATACTTTTGTTTTAAAGTTTCAATGATTGGATTTGCACTTGGATTAAAGTTTCTTTGAACTCTTTTTGTGCCTAATGTACTAATGTACCCTAACTTTTCTTCTACCATAATTACTATTTTTTATCGTTTTTAGTTTTAACCACTTTTGCCGGAATAATTTCTTCGATTGTCTCTACGGCTTCGACGGCTACTATTTCTTCTTCAACTAATTCAGCAGGTAAGTCAGTATCAATTGAGAATTCAGGAGTTTCGTCCACTTCGATTGGCTCCACTTCGATTTCTTGAATATCATCACCAAAAATATCCGATGCTTTGATAAATCCTGATTCATCAAGGTCAGATTCATGGTATTTTACTCCTTTGTAATGCTCGTTTAGACTTTCTACGCTAAACCATAATTGTTGTCCGTCGAATTTTTTCTCAACTCCTTTGGCAATTAATCTTTCTGTTTTCATAATTTATATTTAATTTTTATTGGTTACTTTTCTTGTGGTTTTCTTCCGGTTTGTATATCCATTATATGGTCATTCATGTCCATTATAATCTGCTTTTCTTCGGCGCTCAACGGTGTAAAAACCGGTTGCGACATTCGTATGGTATTCATCTTCCCTAATGTTCTGTAAACCCATGTTAGTTTATCTACGAAAGTCCTTGTGAGTCGATAGAGATATGTTCTTGTTTCCTTATCAGGACCGTTTAGAGTTTTCTTCACTTTTATGATTTCCTCCAAAAGTCCGTCTTTCAAAAACCGATTTAGTTTTCCTGATTTTCTGCCCGTCATCAAAACCATTGTATTTTCAAATCGGTCTTTTGTAAAAGGAATATTAGAGTAGAAATAAAAACCAACCTCCAAATCTTCTTTACGAATACCGTATTTTATGGAGTAGTAGTTTATCACAATTCCGTAATACCTCATAAAATCAAACTCCCTTTCCACCGGTTGAACGACAATAAACTTATTCTTGCTTGCGATTACATTTCGTTCACGACTTCTCTGCAAAACTCGTAACGGATGCATTAATGCCAATTCCTTTACTTCATCAACCTCTTTTACTCTACGTCTTGAAGTTCGCTTCTCCCATTGTGCTACCGTTTCTCCCTCACGAACTTTCATAAACTCTACCATTGTTCGCTTTTGATATTCGCTCATTCCTGGCTTTATTTTTCCTTGCAAAGAGAATGGTCCGTATTTCTTCTTCGGCTGTTTTGGCTTACCGATTTTCGGTTGCTTTTTCATGCCCGGATAATACCTTGACTTATTCTTAGGTTGCTTTTTTTTGCCTTCGTCCATTTAATTGAATCTAAAAGTTTGACGTTCTGCAATTCTACGGTTAAGACTTTCGTAGGATTCATTCACGATAAAATCCAATCCTGCTGAACTTACAATTCCTATTTTGTTATTGAAACGCTTAGTGTAATCTATCGTGTATAGCGTGTATTCTTCAATAGTTTTGCCCGAAAGATTTAACTCAACTCCAAATTCTTGTTGGTCAATATCTTCCTCACATACTACGTGAATGACATTTACTTTTAATCCTATATTCATGGAGTTTTGGTTTTAGAGATTAATTGATCGTACAAATCCTCTGCTGATATAATTTCCTTTTGGTCGAATTTCCCAAACTCTATAAAAAAGCAATAGTGTTCAATTACGCAGAAACCGTCTTCGTCTTTTGGGAAATGAATTTGAAGCAAAGTCATCAACGATTTTACAAGCAAATTATCATTATAAGAGCATCGGCTTCCGGAACCAAACATTTCCTGAATTGATTCCCCAAACTTTTGGTCTAAGTGCATTTGCTGTCTTAGATTTTCTATTACTGTGCAAAAAGTTTCTTTTGTTATCATGATTAGGAGTTTTTAAGTTCTTCGCCGGTTAATGCGAAATATAGGTTTTGTAATTGATGTACGTATTTAATTATTCCAAGCCCAACAATGGGAATAATTTCACCTTCTTTTTTTTCGTGATTTGATAATGATACTTGATAGCTTTTATCGTCATTCATAATCATTATAGTAAAGTAAAACGACCCGTAATCTTTTAAATAACGGTTGTTTATTCCAAAAACAAACTCAAACCCAAACTTCAATAACCATTCTTCGGTTAGTGGGACAAAACCTCTTATTATTTCGTCAACTTCTATTCCTTCAATTAATAATCCAAAACTTGCTAGTTCCCATTGTTGCAAATTATTTGAATATCCTATAAAATAATTTCCTATTCTTAATTCTTTTGCTTCCATTATTTCAGTACTTTTTTAGCGATTCCGAGCATACTACTTTTATCTTTAGCCAATGCAGTCATGACTGTTTCTATATCATCATAGTCAGTAAAAACCATTTTCGCCAATAGCGTTATGATTTTATTACTTCTTTCAAAAGCTTGGTCGATTACATTCTGACCTTTGAAATCTTCTAATGTATTTTCGGCTTTCTGAACTACATCAAACTCTTCTCTTTCAGCCTTAATCAATGATAAAATCAATTTATTACCATTCTCTTTTACCTTACCTTTCCATGCAGGAGTTCTTTTTAAAACCTCATTATGAGCTAATGCGTTTTGATTGGCCAAAATCGCTTTTGCACGCATGGTATCAAAAATAGTTTTACTTAGTTGTTCAGGAGTTATTGTTGATTCTTGTGTCATATTCGTTTTATTATTTTATTTTTAGTTTAAAAAATTCTTCCCAATCTTCGATTTTCCAATTTGATTTGATTTTCTCCCAAAGCTTAGATTCTCCGTCTTTTCGAAGAACTTCTATGACGTCAAATATTGTAAACTCCTTACAGTACGCATTGGTAATCTTCTTTTCTCGTACAATTTGGTATCTATTTCTGGCCATTGTTATAAGTTATTGAGTTACAAAAAATTCCTTCTTCTATTCCTTTATTAAAGGCAATCGCTCTAATTTCTCTTTCTATTTCCTTAAAATCAGGGTAGTTTTTAAGATTTTCGTATGCTTTTAGTGAGTAAATAACTGCTGTGTGATTTATCCCAAGAGTATTAGCCATTCTTTGCAATTGTGTATTTGAACTTTTTTCCTTAATAATCCTTAGAAACACAACTCTTGAATAGAAATTCTCTCTTTTACGGCATCTATCTGAAATATCTATTCCTATTGATTTATTGATAGTAGTTTTTAAGGCATTCATTTCGTAGTCGGACATGATTCTTTAGTTTTTATGGTTATTGAAGCCTTTTCCGATTTTGAATTTCTCAAAACCCACCCATCCAAAAAATCAACAAGCTCTTTTATAGATTCTGAGAATTCACCGCCGTTTCTATTTGCTCTGATTGTATTTTTATTTCCGGTTAACTCCTGAGAAACATTGCTGAAATTGATTAGTTTTTTAGAATCCATTTATTTTAATTTAATTTGAAAAAATGCTAAACTTTCTTAGCGGTCAGTCTGTCTATAAATTAAGCACGTCACTTTTTTTCATCCACCAAGATGCTTTTTGACTCAAGCTTTATAGATTCCTACGGCGCCGACAAGCGCAGATTTTTTACCTCGGTGGAATTTATATTTTTACATTTCTGATAAGCTTTTTATTCTTTTGTATCCTACTTCGTACCTTTGGTTATGTGGAGCGTCGAATAGAAACGTGCATATTCCGGCGTTGTTTAACTCTACAAAGTTTTCATACCTATCATCGATAAAAATGTCGATTCCGGACTCTTTAGCAACTTCTACTTTCGAAACTCCAAACCCAACACTGTAAACCGGCATTGCAGGAAATCCATTTTTAAGCAACCACTTTTTTGTCAATTCAACCGGAACACTTCGGCTTGTAATGTAACAGTGTGGTTCGAAAGGAATGTCTTTAGGTAGTATTTTAGGCTCTAAATTCAAGTAAAACTCCTCTAACGCCTCTTTAGAAAAACTATCGAAATGCTCTTTGTTATCATAGCTGAAATTCCAGTTCTCCGGAATGTCATATCCAAATTTTTCACACCATGCTTTTGTCCAATTATAAATAACTTCATCGATGTCTAATCCTATTTTGGCTTTTTTTAGATAGCTATGCGGTCTGTCGTCGCCTTGTGGATAGATTTTATAGTATTCTGTCAAAAATCCTGCATTACACATAATGTGAGCAGTATGCAAGCAACCTGTTTCCGGATCAAAATCTTCTCCGCTTTCAAATGCTAACGTATGTCGTTTCAAAGAAGCCGTTACTTTGCTCCACAACATTCCAATCTCCCAATTGCGTTCGGCGTATTTTTCAGCGCCTTTCGTCAAAACTCTTGCGTATTGTTCTTGAGCAAACTGAGGAACTAAATCGTGTCTTGTTTTTCCATCGTTAAATCGTAATCCTTGAATTTTTTGACTTCCCATTTTTGTAGAATTTATTTTTTTAATTTTCCGTTAGCAATGTCGTTTAGCATTTTAAATAGCGCCTCTTCTCCATATCCCCAATTCTTTTTATCCTCTTCATTTTGAAATTTTGGCAGTATTACCGTTTGCTTTCGAGATTCACAACCCATTTTATGAACTCCATCTTTCTGTCCGCATTGTTTACATTTTGCCATAATTTTACATATTTACAACCCATTCAAGTACCTTTATTTTTGCCTGTAAAATTTCTATTTCTGGAGTATTATTTGACCAACCGTGAGTTTCATCTTCTCTCAGTTCTTCAATTTTTAAATATAATTCAGCTATTTTATTTTTTATTTCTGTTTTTGTTTTCATGATTTTATATTTTTAGTTGATATTTTTGACAATTTTGTAACATATTTGTCTAATATTAGTTACAGTAATTTATTGTCAATATCCGGAAGACCTTTTCCATTATTGGTGATTATAGAGAATCCGGCGTTCGACGTAAATCCTAAATCTTCACTATACCCGTTTCCGGTAAATAAACTCCTTGCATGCATTCTAATGTGGTCCACAGAATCATCTTTTATGATGTTGAACTTTCCTTTCATGTTCATGCTTAGTTTTTGAATTATTGAGTGAAGATGTCCTTCAAGGATTACGTTAAAAACTCCTTTTTTCCCGAAATCCCAACAAATATCCTTAGTAGCCTTCTTGCTAATTCCTTTATGACCATGAAGCAGTATGTAGTTTATGCCATCAATCTCACATGAAATTACCGTTGGATGAAACTCAATATCATATCCCAAAAGTTCTAATCCGAAAGCTATTAAATCAGCAGCTCCTCCGTCAACGTCTTCTTCTTTATCCGAAGTAAGCCTATCATGATTTCCGGCAACCAACTTCACTTTTTTAAGGTTGGTGATTTTTGACAGAAACTTTTCATGCCATATTTTAACCGAAAACTTAATAACTTCGGCGCCAATCATTCCTTTTTGCAGTCCTTTCCAAGAGTTTTTGTGGTTTAAACCGGTAAAACTCTCTATCATATCACCCAAAAACATCACATTTACCTCACTAAATCCTCTTTTATTTACTTTTACAACAATATCCTCGATGTAATCAATCAAAATTGGAATAGAGAAATCTTTTGTATTCACTAATCCGTTGATATAAGCTCCTAAGTGCGGGTCGCCAATTATAATATTTGCAACTTCATTTCCGGCGACGCTTGTAGAAGTATGTTTGATGCATTTTTCAAGTTCCGTAGTTAGAATCTCTTTTATTTCTAAGTAATCATTCTCAAATTGTTCTTCTGAACTATAAAAAGCAATGTTGTAATATGGAGTTCCGGTGTGAGAAACTAATTTCCAACTCTTCACAGTGTCGTAATCGAACCCGTAGAACTCGCAATATTGATTAATATCCATTATTCCACCGGAAGAAGAAATAGCAGTAAATCCACGATTTTTACGATACTGAGTAGTTTCAGTGGTAGTTTCATTTTCTAAATCTTCATCGTCTTCTTTTTCTACAACTATCTCAACTACTTTAGAAAACTTATCACTACTAATATTTCTACTAATGTATCTTGAAAATGACTCACGCTGATGAGTATCAAAGTCTTGACTTATTTTATTTACTATATCAATAGATTTTATCCCTTGATTATCTTCTAAAATTTGCTTGATTTGCTCGTCGTAAACATTCCATTTCCCTCCTGTATGTTGGTTTGCCATTTCTTGATTATTGGTTAGAAAAACTTATTTCTTATTAAATTGTGAAAATCCTTTTTGGTACGCCCGGTAAACAAAGCCCGGTTGCTTTACGAGTTTCTTCCATTCGCCGTAGAGCATCGATTTTAACCCCGAAAACTCCCCATCCTTATCAGTTTTAACCACATCTACTATTGTTCCCGTAGGAAGTAAATCAGGTATGTATTTTTTCTTGTCAGGTTGTGCCAATTACTTTTTTTTAATATTATCTATTGATATAGAAACAAGCATTAACCCTAAAAAAATAATACATGAGCATATAATATTTGTCATAATGTTTTTACTTTTAGTTTTTAAAATAAGGGGGATTGACGCTCCCCCAAGTTTCGTTTTAAGCAGCCAATCTCATTGGTTGGTTAAAAAGGTTGATAACTTTTGCAGTTATTTGTAAAAAAGTCCTCAGTAAAACTCGTGCATTGCTGTCAAAGCCATTCCTCCCCAAATCAGTCATTTGTACATCGGCTGACTAAACCATCAACACTTTACACGGCATCGATTTGTGGAGAGGCGGGGTTTCGAACCCCGGTCCAAACAAAAACTCATAATACGTCAATGAACAATTTTGTTGCTCCAAGTGGATTCGAACCACTGTTATCAGGATGAAAACCTGCCGTCCTAACCCCTAGACGATAGAGCTATTTGCAAGTCTTTCCTTGCTGTCAGTTTGATTCTTTATTAAAACTCATCGCTATATTTACCTTTTTGCTTTTCTTGCCCTACGTCTTTCCGTATATTGTCAATAGCACTCTATTGTTTTAACTCCAAATCAAACATCCTCGCTTTCTTTATTGGTTGTGGAGAAGAAAGGAATTGAACCTTTGGCCTACTGTCGAATTATCTATCTACACTTACAAGTGATAATCAATAGTTTTGCAATCGCTCTAACCACTGAGCTACTTCCCCTGACGGACCGGCTTTTTACAGAAACTCGTCCTCGAAACTGTTTGTAGTCAGGATAGGATTCGAACCTACATAAAGCAACCTTACAACTTCATAGTCAACACAAGTGTCTGCAACTATTAGTCTTGGGGACTTGGGTAGCCATCCCGCATTACACACCTGACCTTTTTTTATTCTAAAACCTCATACCCAGTTTCCCTCTGTAGTGACCGAATCTTCTCATTCAACTTTTCGTCATTACACCCTTTCTTATAAAGCTTTTTCCTTTCCGTGTATAAGAACTTTAAGCGAATCTCCGGACTCAATTCTACTTTCGCTTTCGCTTCTCTGAAACTCCCCGTTTCAAATCCGCCGCTTCCGTCAGGGTATATTGTATCGTTCATAGTTTTTAATTTCAGTTTCACTTTTTGTTTCCGGTCTCCACCGTGTATAAGATGTTAACTCAACCCCTACCATTACTGAGTTTCTGATTTTAGAGTTTCTAATAAAGTACCCTTATTTCTCATCCACATGGCAAACCTACGCCAAGAAATAGAAACCACCAAATAAAAAGTGAAATATTTCACATTGAGAAGTGAAATAAAGAGAAACGTAAAAAGAAGCCGTTTAAAGCGTTAAAACTATTCACGGTGCATAAGAACCTATCCGGAGCATTATCGTTTAACTCCATTGAAGAAAACTACCAAAACTCATTAGTATCCTCCTTTCCTCAGCAATAGCAGGGGATATATCTTAGAGAGTAAAGGGGAGAGTTAGGGTTATATCCCATCTCCCGCCCTATATTTAGCAAAGGGAAACGCTTCTTTTCAATGGGGTGGGTCTTCTTTTTGGTTTTGGTTTTCAATTTCATTTCAAATTCTATGCATATACAAAGATCCTTGTATTTTCAAGGAACTAAACCAATAAACAAGGCTAAAACTGGCTTAATCAATACAAACTTAATCTTAGTATGATTACGCTGAACCAATCACAAAACCAATAATAGCAAGGGATTAAGAATTTAAGATACTGTTTTACTCCGAGTTTATAATCTTAACGAGTGAAACTATTCACCCAATTAAATATAATCCTCGAAATACCTTGCGAAAGCCTTTAAACGTTGGTAGTTGTGTGCTGCGTACTGCCTTATACATTCCTTTTCATAACCTTATAAATTATGCTCAAAATCCTGTAATTATAGTCTTGTGTTTCCTCTCTATGTTTTCCTTATGTTTAACCTCTGTCTGTTTGGGTAGTTTTGGCGCTTGTTTGCCTTAAGTCTTGACTTGCTTAGGCTTACTCTTGTCTAAAGTTTTGAAGGCTTAAACACGCTTATTTTGATTAATTGTATTTTGATCTTATTGGTTATGTAGTGTTATTGTCTTTATGTGTTGGTTGTTTCCCTCTTTATTTATAAGACTTAAAGAGTTTTGAAGGTATTCGATGTAAGATTTTACTTTGTTTTGTAAAATATTCATGTTTTAGATCTTTTTTTCTTCCCTCTGTAAAGTCTTACTATTGTTGATTTTTTCATATTTTGTAAATTTATTTTAATATTTCATATGAAATAATTCATAAATTGCTTGTGGGAACAAATATAATTTATAATATTTGCAGTGTTGGAAGGGTAGAGAATGCCAATACAACGTAAAGCAGTGAAATAGTATAGCAGTTCGGGTCCGTGTTGAGTTCCTGGAATTTGGTAAATGTCGCAAGGCGTTCCAATCGCAGACACATATTAACGGAATGGTTGTATAAAGGTTCGATTCCTTTGCCGTTATCTAAAATCAATTATTAACTCTTATACTCTTAATCATGAGCAAATCAAACCTTATTAAATACGATTCTTTAACTGCTGTTTATTACGCAATTAAGAGCGGTGAAACTGTAAACTGGCAAAATGGGAACTACTTTATTAAAATAGATTTTGATGGGGATTTAGTTATAAAACCATCAAACGGTTTAGGCGGTGAGATATTAACCGAAAAACATTTAAACGAATTATTCACTAACAAAACAAACGACTAACCCCATGAACACAAACAACACCCCAACGGACAAAAAACATGAGATTATAGGCGCAATTATTTTCTTTGCGTGTGTAGTTTCATTCATTGTATTTATATACTCGAATACTCCGCATTATTACCGTTAATTTTCGATCATTACAAAACGACAACAAACATTTAAAAACTTATAAAATATTTATATCATGGAAAAAATTTCAAAAAGATTAACAAACACAACAGGTTTAAAAGTGGCTTTTATTCCTGCTACAAATACTCAAGGCGATAAATTCAGATTAACGCAAACGAACGACAAAAAAAGTATCACCATCAATGGGAATTTGAATCTTGAGATTACGGATTTTATTTGCGGAGTTTTGGACGGAATAGAAGAAATTGAGTCTTATTCAATCTTGGTTGATAATACCCAAAACAAATACTACTTATTTAATATTGACTTTAAAGGGCAGTCTTTCGAGAATATTTTAAACAACTTCAAAAAATACTAATTATGACAAATTCAGAATTAAACCGAGATATTAAAAGGCTTTATTCAAGTTTTAAAAATCGTATTTCCGAAAACACGGAAAAATGGACAAATCAAGATTGGGCGAAATATGAAGCCGAAGAAAGCAAACTTAAATTAGAGTTTCATAGACTTTACCACGCTGATAGAAATTTCGATGTTTTAAACATTAAAACAATGAAAATGATGTTGCATTTAAACAACTCTTTGAGAGTTATTCCTTTTCACGTTTTCGGACAAATAACCATTAAATAATTAGCAAAATGAAAAATACACTTAACACCAAATTATCAGTTTTTTTAATATCGTTTATCGCTGATTCGACACAATATTTTTTTAATGAAGAGCCGGAAACGTTAGGCAATCTAATTAAAGAAAAAAATAGTTACGGTATTAATTTTATTAAACGGTTTAATGTTTCCAAATGTAAATTTGAGAATATGAGTAAAAAAGATATTGAAAATTATTTCAATTGGGACACGCACACAATTTTAGAATTAAAGAAAACTAATTTTATTAAGTAGTCTATGAAAGCGAGTGAAATACAAACAAAAATATTAACGGAATTAAATTTAAAAACTTCTGTTTCAAATATTAAAAAAGGATCGATGAAGGGATATATAAGAATTCGCCCAATGTTTCAAAATGGCAAATATCCTGATTTTGATTTTAATTTCATACAGTCGTTAAAATTAGAATTATTGAATTTTGATTATGACAATAAACCCGTTTTTTGTTCTACATCTGAAATCTTTATTTATCAGATAGAAGATGATAGAATAATAATGGCGAAAGAAAGCAAACCTAAATTAATTGATTTGACTAAAACCGCCAAAGGTTGGGGAAGTAAAAATTCTCAAATGCGACTTGATAAAGCTACTCAGAGAAACGCAAAAAAACTAATGAAAGGCGGAGTCGCTAGATATTATTAAAATTCTGACACATGCGAAACAAAGACAACACAACACAGAACAGATGCAAAGCGACGATTTTAATTTTCGCTTTGTTTATCCTAACTATTTTAATTCAACTCAAAACTTTTAGTCACTTTTAAAACTCAAAAATCATGAAAAATTTAATAAATAATTTATCAAAAAATACAAAAATTAATTTCGTAAAAACTCAAACTATTGAAAGTTTAGAAGATGAAATAATATATAAACAAATTACCGCAGTAGTCACAACTAAAAGAAATCTTTTTGATTGGGCGAAAAGTATTTACATACAACCAAGTGAGAAAGCAGGATTTTTTAATGTGGAAATTTTAATGAATAACGATCCGAAAGAAACTCTTTTAAAAGACATTTATAATTCTTTCAAAACTGAAGAATGGAAAAGCGCACAATACGGACATCAAAATGTATTTATGAAAGTTTTAATTAATGAAAGTGATATTAATAAAATTGTTAACTGGTTTTACTCTAAAATAAACTAACCATGAAAAAGCTAAAAACACAAATTGCAATAGGCATAGTTATAACCGCTTATTTTTTGTTAAACGGGTTTATCCCTCGAAATTCTGAAATAACGGTAAAATACGGAGTTAAAGAGTTTCACTCGTGGGAATTGTACGCAACGGAACTACAAAACGAAGGATACACACCCGAAGCAAGCCGAAAAATTGCTAAGGTAGATTTTGGAGTTTTGCCCATCGACGAAGAATACAACGCACTAATTGAAGACTAAAAAAACAACACTTTAAAAATTTATATTATGGCATCAAGAGTAGAAAAATTTATAGCAAAATGGGGTCAATCTCAAGAAGAAATATGTTTTTGTTTAGGTTATGAAGTTAACGAATCCGACGATTTATTAATGATTGATTATTTCTTTGACTTACTAGATAATGTTTGGGTTCCCAAAACAAGCTCTTTGTATTCTAAAGAAGAACAAAAAATAGCTAATGAACTAAGAAGTTAACAAAAACTAACACTTTAAAAATTTATATCATGGTAAAAGTATATTACGAGCAAGCAGGTTACGCACAATTGGTGGCTTATTTCGACGACGAAAACACGTATAATAAATGCGTCGAAGCCTTAGAAAAAGACGCACAAGAAAACAACTTTGAATTTATAACGGAAAGTATTAACGATTTAGATTTATCCGAAATTGACGAAATTATAGAGCCAATTTTGAACGATGAAAAAACATTTTATCTAATCGGTGGCGATGCTACAAGAGAATACAACGACAACGGGATCGAAGGAGTTGTAAACGAATCAGAAGCCAACGAATTAACCGTTTCGACTTTCTGCTTTATCGAGGGAAAAACAAGAAGCTCAGAACTTGCCGAAGCTCTTAACGGTTGGGATGATTACGTAATTATCACAGAAGAAGAATTTAACCTTATAAACTAATAAGATGAAAACTAAAAGAGAAATTGCAATACACCAAATCAAACTACAATAAAAAATTCAAAGCGCAGGTTTTAACATTGTAGAGTGTGGCAATTGTGGAACAGTTTTATTACATGAATTAGGAGGCGAAAAAATCGAATGTTTTTGTGGTCATGATATGGATTTAAGCGATTGCCCAGATTTATTTTATAGTGGCATAGAAAACAACGAAGAATTTAACAACTAAAAGCATGAAAGTACAACTTTTACAAAACGGACAAATTGAGGTTAAAGACAAAAATCTAACTTTAATACATAGCGATATTAAAGGCAATAAATTTAATGATTGCGAAATAGACAAAGGGGAATATTACGAAACTGTTAAAAGTTCTGACGAAAGATTTAAACCTTTATTTATTGCCTTAGTTAATTTTAAAAACTCAAAAAACTAAAATCATGAACCAAACAATTTTAAAAAATAAGAACTCGGAAGCATTAGGAGAAAAACTCATCGAGGAACTGCAAAAACTAAATCACGATTTTGTAATAATTCACGTATCGACTTTTTACGACCACATCGAGGAGTTTTTCAAAGCAGTTATATTTTATCACATCTAAAAAACAGAAAAAATGGAAACATTAAATACACCTTTCAAACATTCAAAATGGTTTATAACATTAAATAAAGAAACTCAAAAATACGAGCCTTACACGACAAAAAAAGAAGCTTTGCAATACTTTGTATCTTCTGGTGATTTTTACAACGATAACGGAGTTTTAAGGTATTCAGGAAAAGAAAAAGGAAGTTATAAAATGAGTCAAAAAGAAAGTGATTATTTTACTCAACTACTAAAACAGAAAGTAGAAGCAAAGGAAGAAGCAAAAAAACATATTGAAATACTTAAAATTTTAGTTTCTGAAGAAAATAAAAGAATTCAAAAAAACTTTATTTTCAAAAACTGCATAGTAAGTATAACAGTTTATTTCGGATCAGAATACGTTCATACAGGAGTTAGTTTTATTGACTATATAAAAGCTCACGGAGGGGAAACGAAAGAACTTTTAAAAACACTTTACGAAGATGCTAAAACGCCATTAAAAGAAACAGACGAAAAAGAAGAAGTCAAAAACTTAATCAATATGTTTTTAGATTGGAAAAACAACTTTTTAACAGTTGTAAAGTTCGCTGAATATTACAATTTGACTATTGAAAAAGCAAATTTGATGATTGATAAAGGTAGAGAACTAAACGAAAAACAAGCAATTGAAAAACAAAACTTTGTAATAAACTAATTAGCCATGCCCGAAGAAGAAAAAAAAGATTTCGCCCCACAAATAATAATTTTAATCATAATAATAGCCATTTTAACGGCTTTGTAAAACTGAAACAAAAATGAAAAATACCAAAAAGCAATACGAAAAGAAAAGAGAAAAAATCCGGAATATGAATAATATTTCTGAACTCGAAAAAAGCAGCAGACACTTCTCTAACTGGATCGATTATGTTTTCAATAGCGTTGATGAACGTGAAAGAGAATCACTAAAATACGAAGCCGAAAAAATAAGAATTAACACTTAGCACCAAAACTCAAAAACCATGAAAATAACCGCCGAATTAGTAACAGAATTACTTCTTGAAGAAAACACTTTGAAAATTGATTGTTATTTCGGGCGGTATATTGATGGAGACTTTCGCTACATGGTGGCGATGTCAACGACAACAGAAAACCTAATCTTTGAATTTATTGAAAACTAGAATATGACAGAAACTCAAATCGATAAAAAAGCATTTATAAAAGAAGCCAAAGAAGAATTAAGATTTTTAGGCTATTTGCAAGTGGATTTAGCAAAAGCTACCTACATATCCCTAAATAGAATAAAAACTATTCTCGCAGGCTCACAATCAGTCACAGAAGAAGAAATAGCAGTAATCAAAAAAGTTTTAGGACTTTAATTTTAATCAATAGAAAACATGGAAGCAACAAAAACAGAATACTCAAGAGATTTTAATTTCTTTATTAACGAACAAATAGGAATTAATGTAAAAAACCAAGGCAAATACGTTTCTTTCTTTTCAAGATTAGATGGTAAATTATTTAAAACTATTGACCATAATAAAATAATTTCTGATGATGAAATACTAGAAATAAGTAGTTCTATTCATTTAAACTTGCCAAAATACGACTAAACATGAACCCAGCCAAAGAAATCGGAGCAATCATAAAAACTCGCCGAAAAACTCAAAAACTTTCTCAAAAGGAATTATCCGTTAGGATTTTCGGCGACGACAGCCACAACACATTTATATCAAGACTCGAAAACGGACAGTTTGAAAACTCCGGATTCATAACGATTTTTAACGTAATGAATGCCTTGAATATTGACTTAATTTCCCTAATCAAAAACTCTTAACCCCCACAAAAAATATGGAATTTATCATTACAACCGCAGAAATAGAAAGCACCGAAACTTTCAAATCCCTTGACAAATGTTTCAAAAACATTGCAATAAAACTCACAAGCAAAAAAATAATAAGCGCAGGCTTGCTTGTTCACAAAAACTCTGGGATAATACCAGGAAGCGTATCAGGTAACAACCTCAAAATTTTAAAGGATTTAATCAAAGCCAAAAACCAATAAAAACATGGAACTATTAATCTTAACCGCATTCTGTCTTTTAGTAATTTGTATTTTATTAATGCGTACAGTTTTGAAGCAAGAAATTACTATTTTCAACCTAAACGAAAAGTTAGCAATTTCAGATCAGGAATACATAGACTTGTTTAACGAAAACTTATTACTTACAGGTCACTCCAATGACTTAGAAGTTTCGAGCGAATTTAAAAATAATTTAACATGAATAAAAACATAGCAATTGTAGTCGGAACTCATGCTATTGGACGTTCAGTAACTTCTGTATTTAAAGAAATAGTTCATGCGGAAGTAGTTGTTTCAGTTGCAAAAAATCAGTTTGGTCCAGAACCTATAATTATTAATAATTACAGAGATTGCTCAAATAAACATAAATATTTTGAAATTGAACCGAGCAAGTTTATCGGAAAGTCAAAATTCAACTTTAAAAAATAAATAAAAATTATGAATCAAACTATTTGGAAATACGAAACGCCTTTTGAGCAATATTTTGAAATTCAAATGCCAAAAGGAGCTGAGATATTGTCAGTTCAAAGTGACGAAAAAACAAACATACCATGTATTTTTGCATTAGTCTATCCCAACAACGAAAAAGAAATACGTTGTTTTGAATTATTCGGTACTGGAAACACTATTCATAACGATATGGGGATTAGTAGAAAATACTTAGGAACTTACCAGTATCAAAAAGGAGAATTTATAGGACACATGTTTGAAAGAATTAATTAAAAAAATCCCTCTATCAATTAAGATAGAGGGATTTTTTTGTGTTTAAAAATGACTAAAACTCCTTACGTAAAAGCAAAAAAACATCGTTGTCAAGTAACTGATATCCTTTATCATAAACGAAAAAATAAGTGTTTCCCGTTTTCGCATTCAAAACCGAAGTGTAAACTTCAAAATCAAATTTCTTTTTTACCAGTATGCTCTTCGGAACCTTAGCCGTTTCTTTCGGGTTTAGTTCCGTTAATATTTTATAGTTTCGACGCAAAGCATTATTCACATTACGCATTAAATTCGTCGAATCTTTGTTAACCTTATTATTGTGCGTATTCCGGCACGCATTCGAGCAAAACATCTTATCCGCCCGCCCGACTAATTCTTTCCCGCATTCGGGACAAAAACGTTTCTCTTTAATTATTGGTTCCATTTTATATTTCTTTTCTTATCTCAGGAAAAACGCTTCTATAAATTGCTTCTTCCGCCCGTAATTGTGATCCAAAAATTTGTCTTGATTTTGCTTTATACAATGCCATAAATTCTTCATCCGACAAATGCGAAAAAATAGAATCTCTTTTATTTTCATCATCACGTACGTATAAAATACCATTATTAATAGAAGCTGACATAATATCTGATTCCTCTTTGCTTTTAGCAGTGTAAGTACCGTTTTCAAATTTAACAGTTCCCATATTTTTAGTTTTTAGCGTTAAATTGTTTTTTCATTATTTCCGCATATTCAACTTGTGACTTTTTGTTGTAATGTGCGTGCATTTTACTTGTTTTACTCCATCCCAAAACTGAATTCAAAACTTCTTTTTCTACTCCGGAGAAATTTGTCGCAAAACTTCGACGACAAACGTGCGACGAAATTAGCAAATATTTTTTGTAATAGCCAATTTTCTTGCGTTTCAAATCCTTATCAAAAACTTTTCCATAAACCAAATTATCTATATCACACACTTGGCAAATGATTTTTATTTGCTTATTAAATTCTGAACTACTTATTTTTTGCGGTAAGCATCCAAAGTTTTCGTTCATTATTTTCTCTACCTGGGGATGAATTGGCATTACGACTTTAGCTCTTGTTTTCTTAGTTTTTATCGTAAAGTTTCCATCACTAATATTTGAAATATCAAGCTTCAAAAAGTCAGAAATCCTCAATCCCGTAAAAAGTCCTATCAAAAAGTTTTGCTTTGCAACATTTAGATCATAATCATACGTGAAATCCTTATCGATTATTTTCTGAATTTCTGCTTCATTTAAATAAACTCCTTCAATATCAGCATCAGGTTCAAAATAAATTCGTTCCTTGAATGCTTGAGTAACTTCCATATTCATTTCCGTTGCCCGATTGAAAAAGAAACGCAATCGCCCTATGTTTCTTTCTATCGTCGATGTTTGGTAATTTTCAGTTTCGAGCCAATCTATAAATCCTTCAATATCTTTTTTAGTGGTGTTACGCAATTGCATTTTTTCACCTATTAAAACTTCATACTCGTTAAGAGTTTCGACGAATTTCTTATATTGATTCTTCGCCGGTTCTTCCATAAATTTTTTGGCCGAAACTTTCCACTCCGAAGCATGATTTTCAATCCAAAAAGTAGCAAAGTCAGAAACGTAAATAGAGTAATCAGGAGTTTTCATTCCTACCTCTAATTTAGGACGCATGAAACTCGACTTTATCACTTTTTGCAACCAAACTTTAGTGATAGAAACTCCTTTACAAAAATCTTTGTTGTAAGCCTTCAGAACAGAAAGTTTTAATTCTTGAAGTGCAATATTTAACTCATCATTATTTACCGCTGATTGAAGATCTGAATCCCATTCGTGGTCCATAAGCATAACATTTGTTACCGCAGAAAAGTCCAAACGATTGTGATAAAACCTTATTGATAAACGTTTTATGGTTTTAGTTCCGGAAAGTTTATAGGAAATGTTCATAATAAAGAGTTTTGATGTAGCAAATTTACACATATAAATTCATTTGACAATGAAATATACAAAATAATTCACTTTTTCATTGTCATATGTGAAATATTGCTTACATTTGTGAAATAATTTTCACTTAAAGCGAAACTATCATATGAAAGTAGATAACGAAAAAAAAGACAAATTAGAGTTTGTAAAGCAAACACAAGCTGAAACTCAAAAAGTCCACATTGGAACATTAAGACCAAAGCGAGGACATTCATTATTTGAGGTGAATCTTAAATTAAAAACAATTAGCCTTGCTGACTTTAATAAAACCGAAGTCGTAAAATTTTAGGATGCCATGAAAGGAACTATATCAGTAAACAAAAAAGTTGATATAAAAGACGATTGCATTTATATTTCTGCCTTAAACAAGAGAAATGTAATTAAGGTTTTGCATCGTGATCACGGAATAATATTTTAAACAAAACTCCAAATAAATGAAAAAACTATTCATAGAGCTAACCGAAGAGCAAATAAATAAAATCGTCGAATCTCGCCAACCCAAGAAAAACAACCTTACTTTCTCTATTATAGGAGCGTCTAAGGAGTTAGGAGTTTCGGAATCTACAATGCATCGGCTTATAAAAAATAATTTCATCAAAACTCTTAAACTTGGAAAATCCCCACGCATAACTCAACAAGAAATTGACCGGTATAAAAGTGCAGATGATGGAGATGAGTGATAACGGTCGATGATATGAGAGGATTTTCGGAAGGATAAATCACAAACCTTTCAGTTCAAGACCAAAGTAAAAAAGTACAAACCCAAAAATTAAATTTATAAACCAAGCCGAAAATCTCTTATATCATTTGTTAGGGAATCGGCTTTTAAAATCAAAATTATGTATTATATCATCTCACTAACTCACACAATGCGCCACGAAAAATATATCACTTTATGGCGACCAAATAACAAAGGATATTGTTATTCAAAAGAAAATGCAGGGCTTTATGAAACGCCAAAAAAAGGTTATCACGATTCGTGTGATAATATGCCAATATCAACTGATGATGCAGGAAAACTGTTTAAAAAACTGCCTTACGATAATGTTGAAAAAGATATGATTCCAAACAATAAAGAAACTTGGAAAATATTAAACGCTAAAATGACAAAGAATGGTCTTGTTAAACGGGAAGTTGTGCAAGCTGTTCCCTAACGGTTCTCGGCTATGCGAGGTTTGGGATTAAAGAAGCCTAAACCTCCGATTTAGCCAAATAATAACAGATACAAACTGAACTTTAAATTAAACCAAATACCCAAATCTTGCATAACTGATGTTAGGGCAAGTACGGATTATTAAACTAAAAATATTGTTATGAAAACAGAAGATTTTATAAATAGAAAAATTCAATCACTTTGGAATAAACAACCTAAAAACGCAAATGAAGCGCATTTCAGAGCAGAAGAAATAACACGACTTGAAAAAATGATAACCAAAAAACACACTAAAAATGGAAAAGTTAATTGAAAAGTATAAAAAAAGATTAGAAATATTAAAGGAAAATAGAGCGCAAACAGTAGATACAAATACCGACTGTGAAAATGCAGTTTATGACGATGCTATTAATAGAGTTGCTGAATTTATACGTGATTTGAAATCATTAATATAGTATTTGCCCTAACGATGCGCGCTTTGAGAAGCTCTTTGGAATTTCCCAAAGTGCTTGTTATGCGAAGGGTGCCTCGTTATTCGAAAGGTTTGCGCCTTTCGAATAACATAGAATATGTATTTTAAACTTATTAATATTAATAAAACCAATACTTAACGATGAATATTTCTGAACACATAGGTAAATTCGAGCAGGAAATGAAAAGACAAGGATATAGTAAAAATACTATTGAAAATTACTCATCTTGTCTTAATGTTTTCTTTTCAAAATCTACAAAAGACCATCCAAAAAATATAAATGAAAAGGATATAATGGATTTTTTATCTAATTGTGTTCAGATTAATACACAACGTAATTATCATTCTGCAATTAAAAAGTTTTACGCTATTTGTTTACATCAAAAGGATAAATTTAAACATATTACTTATGCAAAACAAAGTAGAAAATTACCAATAGTTTTAAGTGTAGAAGAAGTTCAGAAAATGTTCTCTGTTTGCGAAAACTTGAAGCACAAAGTAATTCTCAGTTTACTTTACTCTTGCGGATTACGAGTTTCGGAGCTAATCAATCTAAAATGGTCGAATATTGATCGTAGCCGAATGATTATTAATATTATTGGAGGAAAAGGAAATAAAGACCGTCAAGTTATGCTTGATGTTTCATTGATTCCATTATTAGAAAAATATTTTTTCGAATATAAAACAAAAACTTATGTTTTAGGAGGTCAGTTTTCAGACCAATATTCAGCCACAAGTGTTAATCAAGTAATGAAACAGCTTGCTACAAAAGCAGGAATAAACAAACGAGTTTACACTCATTTAATGAGACATAACTGCTTCACGCATTTAGTTGAAGCCGGAATAGACATAAATTTGATACAAAAACTTGCGGGGCATTCAAATGTAAAAACAACTTTGCTTTATACTCATATTTCGCACAACTTAATAAGTAAAATACAATCCCCTTTACAAAATATAATATTAACAAATTAAATAAACAAAAATGGAAGTAGTAGGAAAGATTAAATTAATTGATACGACTAAAGAAGTCGGCTCTGGAGGATTCAAAAAGCGTGATGTTGTTGTTACAACAGACGAACAATATCCACAGCATATTTTGGTTCAGTTTGTTCAAGACAAATGTGACTTGTTGAATAATTTTCAAGTAGGAGAACCTGTAAAAATCGACATCAATTTAAGAGGTAGAGAATGGACAAATCCACAAGGAGAAACTGTTTATTTCAATACTATTCAAGGATGGAGGATAGCGAAACAAGATGCTTCTCAACAAAGTCCGGCTCCACAAGGAGGAAGCGCCGTCGAAAATTATAACACGAAGAATAATCCTAAAGAGTTTCAGCCATCCGGAGGAATTCCCGAAGACGAACCGGACGATTTGCCTTTTTAGTTTAAAACAAAAACCTCTCTTATCGAGAGGTTTTTTTATTTAAAATTCCGGAGAGTTCTCCATAATATCTTTCCTGTAAACCTCTTTTATTATCTTGGCATACTTTTCAGTCATTAAATAGCTTGAGTGTCCGTAAAGCTCTCGTAAACTATCCATACTCATTCCGGCAAGTATTTTTTTATCGGCGCCGTAATGTTTCATAGCGTATAGATTCATTTTTATTCCTAATTCTTCTTTTACTATTTTTTTCCACCTCATTGACGCAGTTCTTCTGATGGTAGGAAACTTGCTTGGTAAAAAATCCGGAAGCAGTTTATTCTCTTTTGCCTTTCTTCCTTTTCCTTGACTTTTTAAACTACCAAATAAATAATAATCTTTTGGCATTTTATCAATATCCATATTCAATAAAAACTCTTTCAAATGTTTATTGATAGGAACAGTAATAGATTTACCATTTTTGGTTATTTTTCCTGGTAATCGAAATTCATTTTTATTCAGATCAACCATTCCGACTTTTACTTGCAACAAAGCAGTCATACGAATTCCGGTGTGAAATACTGTAATACTAAAAACATAAAATCTATAATCTTTTTCGATTAATGTCTTTTTAATTATTTCTATATCTTTTTCCGTCGCCGGTTTATTAAAATCTGATTCTTTATCTACTTTTTTATTATCAATTCTACTGGCCGGATTCGACTCTAAAACATCATATTTAATCAAAGCGTACAAAAGTATTTTTAAATGTAGCAAATGTGTGTTGTATGCTTTATTAGTCCAACTTCTATTTCTTTTAGCCTCATCCATTAACATTCTAACGTGCATTCTTTTCAAGTCAATTATCTTCAGCTTATCTATTTTTAGATTTACAGATGCTGTTTCCAAAAACTTTATAGTTCCATTATAAGAGCAGTAAGTAGCTTTTCCAATATCAGATTTTTTTTGAGCTAAAGCAAATTTTAACGCTTCTACAAAGTACATATCCGTACTCATATTAATATTATCTTTAATGTTCGGATTCCATCCTTTACTTAACTGAACAAGTAATGATTTACATACTTTATCATATTCAAATTCTCTAAGACTTAAATCATCAATTTTATTTAGACCGTAAGTTTCTCTAAACTGAACTCCTTCGTATCTGTAATGAACATACCAATACTTAGAACTTTTATTTAGTTTTGGAATTGTGAATTTATTTTTCATTTGTGTAAAAACTGTGTAAAAAATAATAAAAAACTCTGTTAAACCCTTATTTATATGACATCATTAAGTAAATCTTCGAATAACATATTTTTGATGTTTTTTTACAATAAAACTAATCCCTTTGATATCAAAAGTTGTATGTTATACATATTAGCTATTTTTAGTGTTTATTTTAATAATTTGTGTAAAAACTGTGTAAAAAAAAGGATTAATATTCATTCTAAATTCCAGAATTTAACTCCAAAATTCTTATCTTTTCTTTCAGTAATGTATTTTCATTTATATACATTTCAGAAAGTTTTGTTTTCTCCACAATCAAATCTTTTAATGTTTTTATATGGTCTTTCAATGACTCTATTTCATCAATTAAATCTTTATTATTTACAACAGTAACAGCTTCTTTTTTTATGTTAGTTGCCGAATTAGGATTTACCAATCCATTAGCAAGCATCAACTCTAAAAGACTCGCTTTAGTTTTCGGAATCACCTTTCCTTGCTCGTAGTTAATAATCGTTCTTTTATCAACTCCTATCAACTTCCCGAACTCTAATTGAGTCAATTTTAAATCTTTTCTAATTTTTATAATATCTAATCCGTTCATAGTCAATATTTTAGAAATTAATAATTTTTTTATTATGAAATATTTCATTTTAAATTTGCATAATAGTTTTTAACTATATATTTTTGATGAAATATTTCACATAGTGTGGAATTACTTAACCAAATTTACTTAATAAAAATGAAATTCACACCACAATTTTCAAAAAAAATGAAAAAATCTTTTCTTAGGTCCGGTCTATCGTGGAATTTGAAAGTATCGTATTACACAATTAATGAATGGCTTGACAATCCGGAAAAGAACGAATTTACAAAACCCATATATTTAGATTTATTAATGGAGATTTCAGGTATGTCAGAAAATGAAATATTTCTTAAAAATGAATAATACTTCACCAATCGTAAAATTGAAAAAAGGAGAAAGTGTAAAAACTCCTGAAATAGAAAGTGAATATTTGACCCCCAACAAACTTTATACTGTTAAAAAAGTTTTTGTAGATGGAGCGTTTTTGATAAAAGACGACGAAGGAAAAAATCTGTTTTGCAGAGTTTTAGAATGTGGTCACTTAGACGGGCAAGATTGGATTCTTAATAATTAGAAATGGAATATCCAATTTATCTTAACGAACAACAGTTGGAAGTTCTAAAATCGATTTTTGAGCAAATTCAGCCAAAACAGTTGATTGTTCCAAAAGCTAAAAAACCGAAGAAACTATCCGTAGTAGAGCAAACTCTTAAAAATATGCAAGAGTATAAGGCAAATAAAGCATTAAGAAAGCGATAATAACCTTCAAAACTATCAATTATGAAACTATCAAATCCAAAAACAAATAAGGCTGAAATATTGTTTGTATTAATAGAAAATGGAAGCGTTTCTATTAAAGATTTTCCTCACTTGGCCGGCTTCCGAACCCGAATAAGTGAATTAGTAAATGATGATGCAATCCCATTAACTCATGTATGCTCAACCGGAGTAAATAAGTTTGGTAACTCTTATACCTATAAAGAACATCTTCTTTTAGATGACCATAGAGATTCAGCCATAATTAAGTACGATTCTATAAATACAAAATAACAATTAAATCAAATAAAATCATGCCACCAAAAAAAGAAGAAACAACTGCCGAAGTACAAGTATTCAATTTAGACAATCTGAATCCTGCATTACTTCCTGAATTAGCGAGTTTTAAGGAAAAACAAATGAAAGTCGTAGAAGACAATCCGTTTGTAATTATCACCGATACAGCAAGCCGAGATTTAGCCAA